ATTTCGATCGACCTCGTAGGCTGCTGGACACTACCTGAGGCGAAGGAGAACTGGCGAGATGGCGTTGACCTCGTTGCCTCGTTCCTCAAAGATAGAGACACCGGCCTTGTCAGTGACGAGTATGGCACTCCCCTTACCACCACAGGGATGCTGGTGGATCACTCATGCAAGTCTCTCATCCATGAGTTCAACAACTACAAGTCCAATGCTCCAGTCAAGGGGCGGAACGTACCTGAGTTCGGAAACAAGGTCGAAGACCACGCACTCGATGCATTGCGATACGGCCTTATGCATGTGTTCAAGCTCGGAGCTCATCACCACCTATCCGAAGTCTACCAGGGAGAATCTGGAGGCTCGAAAGATGGTGGCTCGTTCACAATGACGCCCGCAGAGGGTGGAGGAGAAGGCGATGCATCCTTCTTTACCTCAGGTGGAGTTTTCTAATGAAGGGCGAGGCAGTAAGTGACTGAGACCCAGGCCGAGACCCAGACCCTCGTTAGCACGATGGACGATGTTCTGGCCAGATTTGAGATCGTGTCTGTGGTCTCTGAGCCTGGCATGGACCCGTTTGCCATCGTCACGCCTCGCCAGTTCGCATCTAACGTTGCTTCATCCAGCATCAACGAAGTTGACCTGCGAGAGATTGGAACATCCTCACCTTCACCATTTACATCCTTTATTAGAGCGGAGTACAATCGTGACCTCATGGGGATTAAGGGCCTCCAGAAGTACGACCAGATGCGTCGTGGTGATGGTACTGTTCGCGGTACTCTTCGCCTGGTTAAGACGCCTGTACTCGCCGCACGCTGGTTCATGGAACCCGGTAAAGGTCCTAATGGGAAGATTCGACCCAAGGACAAAAAGATCGCGGAGTTCGTATGGAAGTGCCTAACCGAGTACATGTCGATCAGCTGGTCTCAGTTCATTATTGAGTCCTTGCTGATGTGCGAGTTTGGGTACTACATGTTCGAGAAGGTCTGGGAACCTCGAATCATCGATGGCAAGTACCAGATCGTTTGGAAGAAGCTTGCTCCTCGGCATCCCATGGATGTCAAGGAGTGGAAGTACGATACAGCTGGCGGACCTAAGTCAGTTTGCTTTTGGCCTCCGAACGGTAATGGTTATGACCAGGAGGTCATGATCGATATCAGTAAGATGCTGGTGTTTACCTTCGACAAGGAAGCAGGGAACATCGAGGGTATCAGCTTGCTCCGGTCGACCTATAAGCACTGGTACTACAAGGAGCAGCTGTACAAGATCGATGCCATTCAGAAGGAACGTCACGGCATTGGCATCCCGATGATTACGCTGCCTCCCGGTTTCTCGCCCCAGGACCGAGGACTCGCAGAGCAGATGGGTCGAAACCTTCGAACCAACGAGCGAGCGCATGTAGTGCTTCCGCCTAACTGGGAGCTGATCATGCTGAAGCTCGAGGGTCAACCTGTAGATGCCTTGGCTTCGATCGAGCATCATGACAAGCAGATCGAGAAGTCTATCTTGGCTGCCTTCCTGGCTGATACTGGGCAGGGGTCAAAGGATGTCGACCTTGACCTGTTCCTGAAGGCTACGAGGTTCATTGCGGATATTGTATGCCAGACGGTTAACGACTATGCTATCAAAGAGCTAGTGGATTTCAACTTCACTGGCGTTAAGGACTACCCTAAGCTTCGTGCCCGCCGTATTGGTGAATCTGCTGACTGGCGTACGCTTAGCTTCGCGATTAGAAACTTCGTCGGAGCAAACATCATTCGTCCTGACGATGTACTAGAGGCAAACATTCGAGAGGAAATGGATTTGCCCCCAGCGGACGAAGCAACCGTCCGAGAGACGGCTACACCTCAGGCACCTGGTGAAGCTGCTGCTGGAAAGCCTGGGAATGGTGAGGCTCCTAAAGCGGGACCTCCAAGGCAAGGGCCTGCGAAGGCACAACTCCCTGCCAGTAATGCTGGAGCTGATCGCTCGGGCAACAAGTAACTAGTAGCATCCCCTACTGGTTAGGACTAACAGGTGAATGGTGAACGGTCCTCCATGGCTAACGATTCTACGCGATCTGGTCCTCCTCGCACTAGGTACATTCGGTATCGTGTATCAGTTGTTGACGGGCAGGACAGACCCTCTGCTCCTAGCAACGTTCACCACGATGCTAGGGATTCCTGGCATCACGAACGCCATCTGGTTACTGAGACAGAATGGAGGCTCTTCGCCGCCACCGTCTCCGCCGGACTCACCATCTCCGCCATCTCGGTCTCAACGTTCTGGAACGTGGTGATTCACAGATGACCAATACTAGGCAGCGTGTTGTCTACAGCATTGTATCTGTGCTGATGTCGCTGGTCCTGAGTGGAGCATTTGTTGTCTGGTACGTTACCTACTCAAACCAGAAATGGTGCTCGACGCTAGACATCCTCACCTCGAATGATCCGCATAAGCAGCTGACGCCGACGACTGCTGCTGGTGTACAGCAGCGCGCGTATCAGATTCGTACGTATGACGAGCTTGTCAAACTGCGAGGGTCCTTCCGTTGCGGAGGTAAGTGATGGCGCGCACAGTCGAAGTAGGCTCAGTTGCAATTGTTGCTGTCCTGCGACTGAAGTTCAATTCACGCAATAAGTTCGTATTGTACTTTTGGAACGATGTCGAGAATACAGTTCCTGCCAGCTTAGCTGGGACATCGATCACAATTGAGATTGACGATCCTGATGGGATGGTTACTTGGACGAGTGTCATACTGGCTAACAGTGCGACATTCGATCAGCCATCTGAGGATGTTCAGTTCTCTTGGGACGCTCAACCGTTCCGAGTTATGCTCGCCAAGACCATCCCAGTCATTAGGGAGACCGTCATTACAGGAGAGGTAGCGATACAGCGATGACGACAAAGACTGACACGTTCAAGTGGCAGGCACATGCCCACGTTGACAAGTACGACGCGGACCAGACCAAGTACGCTCAGCTCAAGTCGGGTATCTTGGCTCCGACAGCTGCGGTGTTCACAGCTCTTGGGATCAAGCCGTCAGACACGGCTGATCGGGCGGACAACCTCCTGACCACTGCGGGCTTGACTCGTCTTGTGTCGCTGATGGTAGCTGCTGGAGGTCAGGCTCCTACGAACACAGCGGCCCGTATTGGTACGGGTGATGGCGCAGGCTCGGCAGCAGTTGGTGATACTGACCTCTCAGCTGCTGCAGGTTCCACACACCGCTGGTTCCAGGTCATGGATGCTACGTTCCCCACGATTGCAGCTGCAGTCATCACGTTCAAGTCGACGTTTGGTACTGCAGATGGCAACTACGCGTGGAACGAGTGGGGCATCGATATCGGTACTCCGACCGTTTCCTCTAGCAACGCCGTTAGTGCCACGTTGCTAAACCACAAGACGTCGGCAGCGCTCGGTACCAAGGCTTCCGGTTCCACCTGGGCCTTCACCACCACAATCACGTTCTCCTAAGGAGGAGGCATGGCTAAGGCTGGCTACTCGGTCAGGACGACCTCGCAGGTCGCTCTAGCTGCAGCTACAGCGAAGACAGTGCTTGCTGTCCTCGCCCCTTCTACATTCGGCGCAGACCTGAAGAAGTTCAGGCTCTCGCTTGACGGTGTTACGGGTACGGCTGTCCCTGTGTTCTGGGAGCTCTGTACCCTCACTGCTGCAACCAACAGTACACCTGGTACAGCCAACACCAACGAGAACTCCAACATCACCCAGAACTATGGGCGTGCGATTACTGCAGGCTTTACGGCCTTCTCCGCATCGACATCGGAGCCTACGGTATTGGCTCCAATTGACTCAGGCTTCCTGTCGCCTGCAGGTGGACTGCTTGTCTACGACTTCCCGCTTGGTGACACGCCTGACAACGACGTGTCCAAGGGCTTCGCAATTCGCCTTACTGCGGCAGCCGTCGTCAACGCCCGTGCAGCCTTTTGGTTCGAGAGGTGCTAGTCGGTGACCACGCTTTCCAGTGACACGTTTACTGGGACCAATGGTGCTGCGTGGAGTGCTACCTGGGCTACAGGTCTGACGCCTTCTGGTGGTGGATCCCAGATCCAGTCTAACCAGGGACGTTTGACCTGTGGCACCACAGGGGGCTACGCTGGTGGGTCGCGCGTTGCACGCCGGGATGCTACTGCAGGGTCCGTGGCAAATGCCGTGGCACTCTTCAGCTTCCAGTGGCCTACAGGGGATGAAGTATATCCGCTATTCTATGTGCGATCAAACCAGTCAAATGCGAACCTGCTAGATGGACAAGCAGGGTACTATGTATCTCTGAATAGGCCTGCAGGTAACTGGACCCTTGGATATAGCAATGCCTATGCAGGCACAGACCTACTAACACCCGTTACCCTAGCATTTGCATCTGCTACTAAGTACTGGTGTAGATTTGGTGCTGTAGGCTCCCTAGTCCAAGCACGTGTTTGGGCTGACGGTGCTGGCGAGCCGAACACGTGGGATAGGTCCACGACCGATACTACCCTCACAGCTGCAGGTGCTGCAGGCTTCTCTGTTGGCGTAGGCAATGCTGGTTTGGGAAAGTGGGATGTAGATGACTACCAGCTAGACGACGCCTTTCCGTCTGCCTCGTTCAATCCTCCTGAGACATACGTCTCACCTTCGATGGCAGCACTCAACAGAGCAATGAGTTGGTGACACATGGCAAGAGCTGGTAGGGGCTATCCTAACGTCCCGATCGTATTGCGGACGCCTGTCTTCCTGCTGCCTACACCAATTGCAGACTCAGATACCAGCTCTGCAGTAGATGTTGTCCTAACACTTGCAACGTCGAGGACAGACACTGAATCCCCTACTGGCAATGACTCTGTACTCACCCAGACTGTAACCTTCACTGCGACAGAAACGTCCTCAGGTACGGATGCTGTAAGTGCGACAACAACGTCAACTTCAGCGACTGAGACGGGATCGTCTGTAGACGCAGGAACACTTGCAGCGTCAAGTACTGGTACTGAGATAGGATCTGGAGTCGATGCAGGGACGCTTCAGGTCTTCGACCCACCCGTTCGACAGCCACTCGTTGTCAACTCAGCTGCTCTAAACGTAGCGAGGCGACTTTACACACGCCAAACCAACATCGTCCTACCTGCACTACCTGCACCACTATCCATAGTTCCAGTTAGCGACTCGGATACAGGTACGGGTTCAGATGCTGTAAACACCCAAGCTGTTGCAACGAGCTCGGCAGACACGTCATCTGGATCAGACCTCCCTGTGGTCTCTGCGTCCACGACTTCCGCTGATGTCGCATCTGGCGCAGATGCTGCAAGCCTTGCTACGTCTCGGACCCAGACGGAGACTGGTTCAGGTAGCGATGCATCAACGACTCTTGCAGTTGCTACTTCTGCAACTGAAACGTCTGCAGGTGTAGATACTGCTGGAACGGTCTTCCAGTCCTTCTTCCCTGCAGCGTCTGAGACTTCTACAGGCGCAGATTCGGTAGGCTCACTTGTTGTCACTACTAGTGCTGCTGACACTTCTGGTAGTACTGAAGCGGTCACGGCGACGACGAGAAGCGGCCTTGACAATGCTGCGAGCAGTGAAGGCTCCTCCATCGCAGCAGCCCTCCCAGTTACCGCAGAGGCTTCCGCTGGAGTAGACGCTGTAGGCATTCTAGCTCGAGCAGGTCTTGGCGATAGTGTTGTAGCCTCCGAGGCTGGTACGGTTGTTGTTCAGGTCTTCGCAAGCGAGACTTGCAATGGTGCGGATACTACAACCAACGTAGTCGTTAGCATCTTGGCGGCTGATAATGCTTCTGCTGTTGACCTGGTTGTAGCCTTTGCCAAGGAAGCGTTCGACAGCTGCGTAGCAGCAGACCTGGCTCAGCTCGTTGACGATGGTACATTGCTTCCGAAGTACATATCCTTCAAGCTTGATGACCTTGCAACTACCTTGTACATCTCGTATTACGTCACATGCGATGATGGTGCGATTAAGATAGTCTAAGATATACGTGTTCGTGTAGTTCACTACTAGGTATACTCTACAATAAGAGGTAAGGAGGGTGGTACAGTGACGCAGCGGATGAGCTACTTGGTCGACCTGCATAAGGTTGTACTAAGTGAGGGAGAAACTCCATCATCCTGGATCCACGCCATGACTCGAGGCAAGTACGATCACGTCGTTTATGGTGAGATCGACTTCTCTGATGAACGCCTTCAGAGGTTTGCAGATAGTGTCAACAACAAGGTGCGAGAGATTGAGCCTGACGTTGATTACGATCACAAGAAGCGAACCGACGAGGCTGCAGGATGGGTGAAGAAGGCTGAAGTTCGTACTGACGGCCTCTACCTGTTTGTCGAGTGGACGAAGGACGCCGCGACCAAGATTCGGTCGAAGGCCTACAAGTACTTCTCCCCTGAGTTTGTCGATGAGTGGGTGCATCCGAAGAGCCAGACCAAGTTCTCGGATGTCCTCAGTGGCGGAGCAATCACCAACAGGCCTTTCCTGAAGGACCTGTCTCCTCTCAACCTGTCCGAGATGCTCAAAGGTACGGACGACCCAGAAGAAGGGAATGATATGGATCCGAAGAAGTTCGCTGAACTTCTGGGTCTGGCCGAGGACGCTACCGAAGAGCAGCTCTTGGCCAAGATCAAGGAGTTTAAGGAGAAGGCGGAGAAGGAGCCGGTCAAGCTGACCGACGCCGAGACCGAACTCAAGAAGCTGGCCGAGACCAACCCTGCGATCAAGCTGCTGATGGAGTCGCAGCAGCAGTTGCGGGAAGAGAGTGCCCGTACCACTGCAGCCTTGCGCCTTGCTGAGGTTCGCAACGGTGTTACTACTCTGAACGAAGAGCTTCGTACCAAGAAGGTTGCGCTTCCTGCGACTGTCGTGGAGACGTTGGTGCAGATCCTGCACGAGTCGACTGACGCCGTTGGTACCAAGGTCACCACGATTGTCAAGGCGCTTGGTGAGACAGGCTTTGTCAAGCTTGGTGAGGTTGGTCATCAGAACCCCGGTACCGAGCAGGACCCTGTCAAGGTGTTCGGCGAGCTGGTTCAGAAGGTCCAGACTGACCACAAGCTCAACTACGCTGACGCTGTAGCCAAGGTGGCTCTGGAGAACCCTGACGCCTACCGCGACTACGCGATGGGCTCCTACGCCGTGCAGGGAGGTAACTAGAAATGGGTGTTGGTCCGAATTACGTTTTGAGCAAAGGCTTTCTGGCTCAGACGCCTGTCACCGCCTACGCTTCAGGTCTCCTGGTCATTCAGGGCACTGTCGAGCAGTCCGTGATTACATTGTCCGCTGCGAACACCTTGCTTCCGTTTGGTGTTTGCACCGAGGACATCGATGCGGCCAAGATCGCTACGGGCAAGGCCTTCATCAAGGTCGACCTGATGGGCATCGCCCGCGTGAAGTGCGGTGCAGCCGTTACCAAGGGTGCACGTATCAGCAACGACTCTAGCTCTCGAGGAATCGTTGTGACTCGTGCGATCGCAGGTGCTCAGCCGTTGCCAGTCTTTGGCATTGCACTGACGGCTACGAGCAATGCCAACGAGTTCTTCGACATGCTGCTCACTCCCGGCGCGTCTTACTAGAGAAGGAGGTGTACTAAGCAATGGCTGTTTGGAGTCCTACCGGATCCGGTCAGACCCACATCGATGCCGTCCTTACGCAGATCAGCGTTGGCTGGCCGAACGTTGGCATGGTTGGCGAGGAACTGTTCCCCGTCGTCGCGGTGAAGAAGCAGGCCGACAAGTACTACGTCTTCGGTCGTGAAGCTTGGCTGACGGAGACGTCAGACTACCGAGCTCCTGGAACCGAAGCGAACGAGATCCCCGGGTACACGGTGTCTACGGACACCTACTACTGCCAGGAGCACGCGCTCCAGATGGCGATCCCGGACGAAGAGCGGGAGCAGGTTGATTCGCCATTCGTTCCAGACCGCGACGCGACTGAGCTGCTTACGTCCAAGATCCTCTTGGCTCGCGAAGTCAAGATGCAGGCGCTGGTCACCACTGCAGCCAACTACGCCTCGGGTCTTTCGACCACGCTGTCGGGTACGGCTCAATGGAACGACTACGTCAATAGCAACCCGATCCTGGATTGGCGTACAGGGGTTCGTGCCCTCAACGCCAAGGTGTTCATGGATCCCAACATCGCGATCATCCCCTACCTGGTGATGAGCACGTTGGAGGACCACCCGGACATCATCGAGCGGATCAAGTACTCCGAACGAGCCATTCTGACTCCTGAGATCATCGCTGCCGTCTTCGGCATGGCGAAGATCGTCGTGCCAGGTATCGGTATCGGATCTGGGGGTGTAGGTACGCTCGGCAACGCCGTGACCGTCGGGTACCTGTGGGGCAAGGACGTCATCATGGCTTGGGTGCCGCCACGTCCAGGTCTACGCACTCCTGCCTTCGGTTACGAGTTCGCCTGGAACTACGGTGGGCAGGTCATGGTTACCGACCGCTGGCGCGAGGACAAGCGTAAGTCCGATCTCATTCGGACGGCCCGCCGCTACGACCTCAAGCTGGTTGGCAACGAGATCAATCCTGCCTCGGCTGACTTCGGGAAGTCGATCACCGGCTACCTCATCAAGGCCGCGATCGCGTAGTGGCAAATGCCTGGCACGTGAGAGTGGGTGACTGCGTCGACTACTTGACGGCTGCAGCCAAGTGGCAATCAGCGAAGGTGACTTCGGTTACTGATCAGAGCAACTTGGTCCTTGCAATCGTCCAGCAGTCAGGCACACGTACCCCTCTCAATGCTGGGGCAGCCGTTCCACGACGCATCCTTCCTACCGATACAAACGTTTGGAGGCAACACTAATGACTGACGTAGCACTTACGAGGATCGTCCACGGCAACGGGGATCAGACACGAGTCGTGATCGAACAGGGCGACAAGGTTACGGGACTCGACGCGAAGACCATCAAGCTGCTCAAGGAGCAGGGCGCCATCGGTGAACCTGTCGTTGGTCCTGCTGACAAGGACGAGGAGAAGGCTCAGCTCCTGACGAAGATCGAGCAGCTGCAGAAGGAACTGGCCGAGGCTAACAAGCCGAAGGAACCGGTCAAGTAGTCGTGTCCAACATCACTGTCGCTGAGGCGCAAGCGTGGGCTGAGAAGACCAAACTTGCTCTGGGCTCTACTCTCGACGGTGAGCTCGAAGTGCAGGTGTCAGCCCAGGTGCTCGGAAGAGTAGCAACGGCATATGACACTTCGAGCTGGGTCAGCCCTACGACTACGCCAGAGCTGATCAAGACCATCATTGCAATGTACTACGTGTCATGGTTGTACTCACGGCAGTACTCGGACGACAACGCAGATCAAAATGCCTACGCCACTAGACTTGCGGCCATGGCTGAGGCAATGCTCTCGAACATCCTGACGGGTGCTACAATCATTCCTGGGGTTATACCTGTGAATGATCAGGGTGCTCCGTCCTTCTACCCTACAGACGTTTCGTCGGCACAGTGTCCGACAGTCGAAGACCCGAGTCTCGGGCCCGCATCGTTCTCCATGGGCAACGTTTTCTAGGAGGGGCTATGCCTGCAGCAGTTACAGCACAGCCTGTTCTAGAGTACACGTTCAAGCCCTCGTTGAAGATCGTTGCTGCCCATGTTGACAAGTTGGGTCTTGACATCAGGTCCTTCAAGGAACCTCTCAAGCGTTGCGTCAAGCAGGTAGTCATTCCCAGCATTAGGGCGAACTTCGATGCTGGTGGAAGGCCTGGCTGGGCTCCTTACGCGGACTCGACAGTTGAGTTCCATGAGATGCTGGGTGAAGACCTAGGCGAGATGCTCATCAAGACAGGCGCTCTCCGTCAGGGGATGAGTTACCAGAACCTTTGGACCATCACAAAGGAAGAAGCCTACATCGCGGATCTACCTCCAAACATTTGGTATGGTAAGGTCCATCAGGGCGGCTATGGAGGCAAGTCGGGTGCTGGCGCTATCCCGGCTAGGCCTTTCGTTCTGTTGCAGGACTCAGATGAGAAGGCCATTGGCGATGTCTTCGACAGGTGGCTCTTAGAGCGCATCGAAGCTGCGTGGCCTGGATGACACTTGCTACGACACTCTCTGAGTTCGGCCTTCGGATGCAACAGCTACTGGAGGCCAACAGTAATGCTCTAGGCATTGCTGATGGCGGAATCTTCTATGGAGATCAGGAGCGCATTCCCGTTTCTCCTGCTGTATGTGTTGAGCCTAACAACAAGGCCTCAGAGCTGTACGGTGCAGGTCGCATGACTCAGGTCAAGCTGACGTTGTTCATCCTAGTATACCACAGTGAAATCAGGAACATAACAACTAACAGACTTGAGTCGGATCAACTCGCTGAAGCCATCTGTACCCTAGTGAACGCAGATGCTACATTCTTTGGCATGGCAATTCATTGCTACGTTACTGATGTTACGTCGGGCTACTCTACCAAAGCGAATACTACGATGAGAGCGTCTCGCATAACGTGGGAAGCTACCACACAGGAACGACTCCCCAACAACCCCTAGGAGGTGCACGTTGTACACCATTAGCTTCAACTTTCCGAACCTCCCCAAGGATGGGGAGATCGACATCACAGGCCTCGACCAGATCCTCCTCAATGGTCGAACGTACAGAGTCAACGATGAAGTCGACGAACACTACCGAGCCTCCAACCCTGTGGTTCTTGCAGAAGGCGGATACGGGCCGGGACCTTCGCTGGTTGAGGCGTTCGCAGGCAATGAGCATGTCACGGTCGAGTTCACGGAGGGTGGCGAAGTGTAATGGCTCCGGGCATCGGTGCAGCTGGCATCATGGGCGTTGCGATCGAGACCGTGCCTGGCACGTACGTCGCGCCTACCAAGTTCATCCCGTTCATGTCGGAGTCGCTCAAGTTCGAACAGGACACGCAGTGGCGCCGTCCGATTCGACAGACACCTGATATCGTTGGTGCTGTTGCGGGTGACTCGAACATCGCTGGTGACATTACGATGGAGGCGCTGCACGATTGTGTGCCGTACTTCCTCTACGCATCGCGAGTGAGCATTGTCAAGACAGGTGCCGGACCGTACGTCTATACGTGCACTCCTACAGCTGTAGCTATCCCAGCCAAGACGCTGTCGATCACGATCGTCCGCAATGGTATTGTGTATGCCTACACGGGCTGCGTTGTTGCGAGCTTTAGCTTCTCTGTCGACAACGGTGAACTCATGTTCAAGCCGCATATTGTTGGTCAGGACGAGGCAGTTCAGTCATCGCCTACTGCTACGTGGCCTACCTCGGTTCCGTTCGGTGCTGGCAGTTACAATCTCCAGATTCCAACAGCTTCCCAAATCTTCGACACGGACAAGTTCGAGCTGAAGGTTGACGACAAGGGTAAGCCTGAGTTCCGGTTGAAGAACACTGGAACAGGTGCACAGTTCATTAGCTATGGGGAACGGGAAGTAGGGCTGTCGGTCGAGAGAGACTTCGACAGCCGTGCGGAGTACGACCTGTTCAAAGCTGAGACAGCGCAGAGCATCACCATGACAGTTGGCAGTACTCCTGGCTTCGTGATGACGATGGCAGCCTCGATTATCGACACGTATGAGGTCAACCTCGGAGGACAGGGCGATTTGGTCCGGGCTAAGGTTGAGTACAAGGGTACGCTAGGTGCCGGTAACGCTTACGGACTTGTAGTGAATACTACGGAGAACATTGTCTAAGTCTCTCTGAGAGTCTAACTAAGAAGGATCTTGCGGGGTCGAGTAGTATTAGGGCCTCAGGGAACTTCGATTAGACTTAGGTTAGACTCGGTCTAATGAGAAGTCTAAGGGTTAGAGAGCTTAGAGAAATCTAGTAGACCACAGGGCGAGAAATTCCTTAAGGGAGGAAATGCAATGCCCGTAGCAATCAGATCCAATAGCACTGAGAGGTTTGACCTCAAGACTCTTGACGGAGCATTTGTTGTGCTCCGAAAGATGGACTATGGTCAAATCCTGGAACGACGTGCCATGCTCAAGTTGACCTTCTCCAACCACGGCAAGGGTAAGAACGACGTTGCAGGCGAGATCGCGATGGCGAACAAGAATGTGAACTTGTTCGAGTTCCGCTATTGTGTTATCGAACACAACCTGGAACGCATCGAAGGTCAGCTGCTCAACCTCTCCAACCCTGTGGATGTTGCTTCCCTGGACCCGCGCGTTGGACAGGAAATCGAGAAGCTCATCGAGGACATGAACAACTTCGACGGGGACGATGACGAGGGAAACTCCAAGGGCGAGTCAACGCCAGTGTCATCCTAGATCGCGAACCAGATGACGAAGTTGATCTCGCCATACGGATTACGTTCCTGTGCAAGGAGCTGCACGTTCTACCAAGAGCTGGAGGGTTGCTTGATCAGGACCCATACCACATCGAGCTCTTAACTGCAGGGCTGAATGCTATGCACGAGAAGCAGCGACTCGAACAGGAACGAAACAGCAGGAGGAGGAGGACGTAGTGGGTGTCTCAACACGTGAACTGCTACTAGTTCTACGTGCACGTGATGAGGCATCCAAGACTCTAGCTGGAGCTGCCGGCAGCATTACCACTATGAGTAAGGCTTCGCAGGATGCAGCTGCGAAGCATATGGCTCAGGGCAAAGCGCTAGTCACAGTTGGGGCAGGTATAGCCTTCGCTGGTGGGTTAGGCATTAAGTACTTCAACGATGCTACTACAGCAGCAGCTGACTACAACCAGAAAGCTGCGCTGACGCTTACCCAGACAGACAAGTTGGGCACGTCGCTAGACACGGTAAAGAAGATCGGACTAGACGTCGCCAAGACGATTCCTGTTCCGCTTGATGAGATTCAAGCAGGACTGTATGACATCTTCTCGTCGATGGATGTCTCGGTCCCTCAGGCTAAGAAGCTTCTGACAGAGTTTTCTAAGGCTGCAGTTGCTGGTCAGACTGACCTTCAGACTGCAGGCCGAGGAACAATCGCGATCCTAAACGCATGGCACTTGCCTGCTACGGACGTAAATAAAGTTAACGACATCATGTTCAAGCTGGTGCAGAAGGGTGTTGGCACCTACGATCAGTTCTCCAAGTCCATAGGTAGAGCGATCCCTTCAACTGTTCGTGCAGGTGGATCCATCAAGGATCTAGCTGGCATGATGGCATTCATGACTCGGAATGGTCTGTCGACTGCACAGTCTGCGACCTCGGCTGCTCGAGCCTTCGACGCAATGGCGAACCCGAAGACGCAGAAACACATGAAGGACATTGGGCTATCTGTTAAGGATGCTCATGGAAACTTCAAGCCTATGGTTCAGATCATCAAGGAACTGAATGGCAAGATGGGGGAGATGACAGCTCCCGAACGAGCAAAGGCGCTAGATGCTTTGTTCAAGGGATCTGGAGGAACCATTCAGGCTCGACGGTTCTTCGACCTAGCAATTCCAGGATACACTCAGCTTAATAAGCTGACTGGCGATATGTCGAAGTCTAAGGGCTCTATGCAAGCAGCCTATGACACGATGTTCAAGCAGCCTCAAAGTCAGATTCAGTTGCTGCAGAACAAGTACCAGGCCATGCGAATTGAGGTTGGAGATAAGCTCCTTCCTGTCAAGATGCAGCTAGTCGCAGCAGGTATGAAGCTGCTTGACATGTGGAATGGTCTCAGTCCGGGTATGCAGAAGACCATCATTATTGTGTTGGCAGTCATCTCAGTACTGATGGTCCTCATCGGAATCGTCATGGTTATTGTTGGTGGCATCTTAATGTTGATGGCTGCTGCAGCTGTCGCAGGCGTGGCTCTAGGGGCAGTCATTGCAGTTGTACTCGGAATCATTGCCGCTATTGTTGCGCTTGTCATTATCGTTGTGCTAATTGTCAAGTACCATACTCAGATTTGGGACTTCGTACAAAAGGTCTGGCATGCGATTATTGACTTCCTTCAGAAGATGTTAATCTATGCGCTAGCCTTCCTTCTGACTTGGCTACTCAATATTGTTGATAACTTCAAGAAGAATTGGAACCAAGTTAAGTCGGACGTCTCTGGCGTCTGGAACGCGATCATCAGCTTCTTCAGAGGATTGCCCGGCAGAATCATGGGCGCGATTAGCAGCGCTATCGCCAGCGTCCGTACGTGGGCTACTAACCTGGCTAATGGTGCTCGGACAGCTATCCAGAATGGTTGGAACACCACACTCACCTGGCTAAGAGGCCTTCCAGGACGAATCGTCGGAGCTATTCCCAACCCTGGAAGCATCCTGGTAGGAGTAGGCCGATCTATTATGCAGGGCCTGATCAATGGTATTCAGGGCATGCTCGGTAGCGTACGGAACACGCTTGGCAACGTTACAAACATCTTGCCGAGCTGGAAAGGTCCGCCTGAGAAGGATGCGAAGCTCCTCTACAACAACGGTCGACTAGTCATGAAGGGCTTCGGCGACGGTCTCGACCAAGGTGTTCCTGATATTCAATCCAAGCTTCAGGGTCTTACCAAGAGGCTCCCGGCAATGATCCCAGCCCAACGGCCTGTGGTATCTGCAGCGGCGCTGGCCGCTTCAGGCGACAATGCTAGTGGGCTGACGCAGATTTTCAACATCAAGACACAGGAGATCGACCCAAGGAAGCATGCAGCTGACCTTGGCTACGAGGTAGCGAAGAGGGTTGGGTAATGGCTGCTCCTACTCTTTTGGACTATGAGTACCAGTACAAGGATACAGGTATCCTGCTTAACCAAAATGCATCTGTCATGCCCTTTTGGGACGTGAATAAGGTTGGTGGACTATCTGACTTTCCTGATTTGGACTATGACGTTCTCGATCTCGATGGTCAGCATGGTGGGTTCGTTACAGGTAATTACTTCCACCATCGAATGGTCATCCCCGAAGGTACCTTGTACTGCGGCCCTTCAGATGTAGAAACGAACAACGAACTCCTTAAGGCGACCATTACTCCTGATGGTGTCGACTATCCTTTGTACTGGAAGCATCCTTCGAAAGCACAACGTTACTTCCTTGCAAAGCCTATCGCATACAAGGCGGACGTAGAGGCTGGACGTCGTACAGGTCGGATGCCCTTCCAGTTGCAGTTTGGCTGTACTGATCCTCGATCCTACATTGACATTACATCGTTCGCTTGGACAGCAGGATCGAACTACACATTCACCAACGCGGGCAACGCAGCAACTGGGCAGGTTATATCCATCACCGCAACGTCCTCAACGACAGCTAACATCACAGTCGCTAACATTACTACGGGCTTGTCCTTTAGCTTCTCGAAGGCAATTACCTCAGGTCAGGTGTTGACAATCGACGTGGAGAAGTTAGTCTTCAAGGTGAATGGTGTCATCGTCAATGTAGCTTTGACCCTCACAGGCGGTGCTTGGCCTGTAGCACTTCCTGGCTTGAATACTTGGAAGGTCACTAGCAACATTGGTAATGGTACTGTTGCAGCTAAGTCGGCTTGGTTGTAATGACTAGGTACTGGCTTGAGACAAGGTTACGCGACGGGACTTTCGTTTGTAAGATCCCGTTTTACAATCTGCAATTCGAAGTAGGCTTTAATGGCACCACAGGGATTCGCTGGAGCACTCCTCTCTACCATGAGCTAGTGTCGATGACGACTATTCGGGCAGGTCTCCACGAGGTTTGGGTGATGCGTAATGGAGTATGCGTCGCCGCAGGACCTCTTTGGGACATCTCAGTGTCGACAGACTCTAGGTCTCTGAGCTGTAGTGCACAAAGCTTGGAAGACTATCTAGACGTCAGACTCATTCAAGATGTTGACTATAGTGTAATCGACCAAGTGAACATTGCGTGGGACCTAATTAGTGACTCTCAAGCTAGAACTGATGGTGCTCTAGGAATTGTATCGGGCACGCTCGGTACGGGTGTTACTAGAAGCATCTCATGGACTACGTACGATTGCAAGTATATCTTGGAGGCCATTCAGGACTTCGCAGAGCTAGATGATGGCTTTGACTTCTGGATCAATCCTGTAACGAGGGCCTTCAACGCTATATATCCTAGGCCTGCTACGGATAGAGGTCTGCACCTGGTATATCCTCAGCATATTAGCTCCTACGCGCTGAACATCCAAGGCAAGTATACGCGTAACAGGGTTGTAGTTCAAGGACCTGATCCTAGCTACGACGTTGGGATCAACACAACGAACCGGGCATTGTACGGTCTAAGAGAGTATGCAGACGCCCTCAAAGACGCAGCGACAGCCAATGAGCTGACTGCGTACACAACTCACGTTAGCGATCAGCGATCCGATGTGAGCGCTTATCCAACTCTTGTCCTACGAGGGCAGGGGATTAACATCTTCGACACGAGTGTCATTCAGTACGGTGACAAGATCAAGGTTACTATCCTGGATGGGTACCTCAGTATCAATCAGCAGTACAGGTATAAGGGTGCACAGGTTACTGTCAACAAGAGTGGCGACGAGACTATAGTCTTGTACACCCAAGACCTGAGGGAGCTGTAATGGTAGGCTTCAGCAACTCCACAGGCCAGATTGATCTAGCTGACTACTACAAGATGCTAGAGCGTCGCATTGCTAGACTTGAACGAGGTGTGTCTGGCGCCCCCTCTACTGATGTCGTCGTCATTGGTAGTCTCGCCATTACTGGACTAGCTCTTGCGACCCAGACTATAACAACTGACGGTGACAACTATCGTGTCATGATGCGGTATAGTTGGACAGCAGTTCCAGATGACCCGTCAGAGTACAATAAGGAAGCGCTTGATGGGTACCTTACGTCTTGGTCTCTTGATGGTACGCATTGGACTGCGGAACTCTTTACGACAGACACGTTTGCGGACGTTGGGCCGTTTACTCAAAGTCAAGTCGTCACGTTCCGTGTCCGAGCAAGAACCGTCAAGGGAACCCTAGGCAACTTCAGCTCCATTAGTAACACTACTACTGCTGACGCGACTGCACCATTCCAGCCAGCTACCCCTGTGGTCTCTCCATACCTGGGGCAGCTCGCGATTGACTGGAACGGTTTGGACGTTAGCTCCAACCCTATGCCGACGGACTTTAGATTTTGTGAAGTACACCTCTCTACTTCAAGTCCTACGTTTACTCCTTCTACTGCTACTCTGGTCGGCACTATTTTACGTGGTGGTGGAACTTGGGTCGCGACTGGCTTGGCTTATGGCACAGTACAGTATGCTAGGCTTGTCGCTGTTGATACTGTAGGCAATCGAAGCGTAGCGTCGACTGCGGGGTCTGGAACGCCTGTCCAGGCAGCTGATGGGGATATCGCATCTCTAGGCGTGGGCAAGCTTACCGCAGGTGTTATCTCGGCAATCATTACTATTTCGGGCCGTATTGCAACTAGTCTCACTGGTGCGCGAGCCGAAATGAACTCGAATGGGTTTCAGGCGTTTAACTCGTCTGGCCAGCAAACGTTCGACGTCAAAGCCTCTACGGGCGCAGTTACCATTACTGGAGCATTTCGTACAGCTTTCCCATCGGCTGGCGTCCCATATGTCGATATGACGTCTATAGCAGACCGCACAACCTTGACGTTCTATGATGCTAGCGGAACCAATCCAGCATTTATGAATACACCAATCGATGGGTCAGGCAACCCAATGGTTGGTATTAACACTGCAGCATTCACATACAATAGTGTGACTTGTAAGCATCGGTTGTTTATGGCGAACGCTTCTGGCATTATCCTCGAGTCGTTTAGGACATCTGGAGGTAACAACGAAGGTGGGCGACTTGCCTTAACAGGTGCTGGTGCCACTCTTGGTATCATGTCCAACGGTGTTATCAATGGCGGCTACGTAGACTTAAATGGTGGTCAGGCTAAACTTAACGTACAGAACTCGGGCTCAGTTGCAGCTGAGCTCGCAATGTTCGATGACCAGTCATGGTGGGTGTCAGGTGTGTTTAGCGCCGACAACGTCATTGGCGGTGATGCCCTTGTGTTTTGTGGGTCGTGGAGTCCAGGCTCTAATACTGACTTCATCCTATCTTATGGGACGACATTCAGTTCGACGCCAAATGTAATCTACTCGTTCAAGCTATCTGGAGCTTCTCAGGGTGACGATAGATGTTCTGCAGAGAGCGCTACAGGATTCACAATCCACTGCGTTACTGCCTGCGCACCTAAACTAAACTACTTCAACTTTAGGACTACGTAATGGACATTAAGATCACTAAAGCAGAGCTAGATCCTGATGGAAGGCACCTACTTGTCTACAGAACGTACGACGAAGGTACTCCAAACGAACGAACGAGTATCAACAGGATGCCAAAGGAAATTCTATCCCTTCGCGCAGCGGAGTATAACCTTGAGCCGGAACATCCTGACGTTCTTGACATGATTTTGCTTGAGCCATTTATTGACATGCCTGGGCTACATCCTCTTGTTACGGCTGCAACTATTGTCGATGCTCATGCGGAAGTGATGAGGCACATCGAAGCTGTTAAGCAAGAGCATGGAGCACCTGCAGGACGAATGAGGACCTTATTCCATGCGGCAGAGTCTAGCACATCATCTGACGGGTTGAAGCAGGCAAAGGCACTCTTGCTTGAGCATGTAGATCCTACTACTGTGGCAGCGACAAAGTACTTCCGAGATGTAGGTAGAGATCGACATGCTCGAGGGATGAACAGCAAGAAGTCACATGGACAGCGTCTGCAAGATGTGATGAAGAGTCGACTGGAGGCTGAGGCTAGTGAACGTAAATCTCGAGAGAACCGTACAGCTCTTGGCACAGCGCCTAGCTGACGCAGAACTGAGAGAATGTATGAGTATGTCATACATCGAAACCCTAGAGGGTAGGATCAAGACGTTGGAGGAGGAACATGTGGCTCAAGAGCGCAACGCAAAGGCCTTTAGGCCCTCAGAGGCAACCGTCCCTGGTACATAAGGACATCATCTGTGTTCATACGATGGTTGGCTACCTCAAGTCGACTGAGCGTATGTTTGAGGTCAACGGGTACACAGGTACCGAGTCGCACGTAGGTATCGGCGGCAAGTGGGGTACCGACGCAGCTGCTGGACTAGATGGTGTCGCTTGGCAGTTTCAAGACGATAACCACACAGCTGACGCCAACTATGAGGGTAGTTGGCATATCTTGTCGATCGAGACAGCTGACAATGCTCCGCAACATCCAGAGGACATTGAACCCTGGACCCCGAAACAGGTTGACAAACTGGTTGAGGTCATTGTAGAGTGGTGTCTCCTCTACGACATCCCACCAGTATTGATCCCTGACACGAAACCTGGTAGGCGAGGACTTGCCTACCACTACCAAGGAGTTCCGCCTAACCTCGTCAGGGGAGGAGAACTCTGGTCTAAGGCCGGACACACATGTCCTGGACCTGTTAGGGTGAAGCAGTTCATCCGCGAAGTCATCCCGAGGGTCAAGGAAGGAGTCGAAGGCCACATGCCACTGAACAAGGATGATCTCAAAAGCATCCGCGAGCTCATCATAGATGTGCTTAGGACAGAGCGCATCATTCCCAACCTGCCTGTCGTAGAGGGTGAACCCCAGAGCAAGAACTGGACCACCACAGAAGTGCAGGCTGCCGATGACAGGAAGCTCGACACTATCATTCGAATGCTGAAGGAGCAGGTGAAGAAGGATGAAACCTGACAAGCCTACCTGGCTCAAGTGGAGATCGGAGGCGAAGAAGCTTGGAGCAGCAGTCGCTGGCGGTTTGGTTGCTGTGCTGGCTACGGGACTCGTTCATGAGCCTTACAAAACGTATGCCGTCGCGGCTGTCGTCTTCCTTACATCCGTCGGAGTCTACAAGGTCCGCAATGAGCCATAGGCCTCATTGTCACCCAGAGCCGCACCATCTGTCCGAACGTGACCTTGCGATTCGGACCTACCTACTCCAGGTGTACATCCTGGAGAAACTCGAAGGAATGGAGAACGTAATGTCCGAGAACCAGGACAAGCTCAACATCATCGCTGGCCGTCTCGGGACCCTCAGTACTGATCTTCGTGCTGACTTCCAGAGCCTGAAGGACCAGATCGCTGCTGGCACCCCGCCGGAGGAGCTGGACTTCTCGGCGATCGACGCCAAGCTGGACGCTCTGGACGCTCTCGACGCGGAAACCCCTGCACCCGAGACCCCGACCGTCTAGGTCAGAGCCGACTAGCCCTCACCTGAAGGGGTCGATCCTAGGGACCGCAGGTGAGGGCTAGTCTTCTGTCATCTCCTTAGCAGATGGACAAACACACGGCCATCGAACGTCGTAGAGACCACAGGGGCGTAGAGGCTGAAGACCTTGTCCAGCTCACCTAACGTCATCGTCAGTTCGTCCCGCCCGTACATTGCCATCAGTGAGGCAATTAGTTTCAGCTCGATGTAGTCCTCACTTGCCATGAGGACCCTTCCCAATCTTGCGTAGCCAGTCATGTCTATGGGGCGTACCATTGATCATGTAAGACAACAGATGTCGCTTTGCATCGTTCGCGTGCTTCCATTTTGGTCCGTCCCAGAGACCTGCTTCCTTCAAGTTGTAGTCGAGGATGAAGCCCTTGGCATATGCAGGAGTCTGCATAACAAGCTGTGTCTCGTTCTCCTGGCACCATCTCTCGACAACGCCAATGTACTCCCGAGCCATAAGGTTGATTGAGTGTTCGCCTACACGATCCTGAAAGCGCTCACAGACCACAGTGAAGTAGGTTGTTCGCTGATTGCCTAGGAGAACCTCTAGTGCCTGATGGTGCTTCTCTGGGCCGAGATGTCCAGAGGTAAAGTCCAAGCGGTCGTAAGGCTTCACACCTTCTGCTTCAGTTGTGTACGTTGCCCAACCTGTTGTGCCTCCTGGATCAAGGGCCAGGACTCGATAGACGAACTCACTCACCAGATATCCTTAAACTTGTAGGCCAACCAGATTAGTAATCCTGCACAAGCCGCAACGGCTCCTGCCACAAAAGCAATAGCTAAGCCCACCCTGTGGTCTCCTGTCTGCAATGTTTCGAGGTCTCTCTGTAAGTCTAACCTGTGAAGGATCTTGCCCCTCATTACTCCCTTGGGTCTACGATTCATTCGGTTAGACATAGCTTAGACTTGGTCTAACTCTAAGTCTCAAGCTTCTCTCTAAGCTCAGTAATCCTAGCTTCGAGCTCATCCCGACGTGCCTCGAGTCTAGCGAGCTCACGTGCAGCAGTACTCCTGCCCTTCACCTGGAGTTCGAGGTTGTCGACCTCAAGGTTGGTGCGGTCCTTGTCCTTGAAGACAACACGCTCCTCCAATTTGATAGGGCGACCGATGTGCTGCTCCATCATGATGTGATGGGTCATCCGCCAGCCCTTTGAGGTCTTTGTGTAGTGGTAACCATTTGGAGATGTCCGAGTCTCTCCTGGATCACTCAGCTGGCCTCTCACGCTCCTGCTCCTTTCGTAGCTCATCCTGGTAGAAGACTTCGTAGTCGAGTGGATACATATGCTTGAGGCGAGTTGCAGCCCTTTGAACTGCTCGCTGACGTAGCTTCTCCGCCTCATGTGTCTGAGGGTGTCGAGCGAACAACTCATTCTGGTATACCCGGCAAGCCTCTCGACACTCATCGCAGGGAGTGTCCTTCTCCCGGGTGTGCTTCTTGTACCTTGCGTATGTTCCGTGTTCAGCCATCGAAGACTCCAGTCACTATACTTGCCCCCACGTTGTCCCAATCTTTGACTCCGTTGCGAACTTGACAGTGTCTCCGACAACGCTTCGGGCCGACTCTAGCATGCGCCGATCCATAAGAGCTGCAACCTCCTCGGCATCTTCAGCTCGACACTCGGCGAGGATAGAGTCGTGGACGATGTTTCGAACCCATCCATAACCCTTTAGATCCTTTCTGACGTTGACCATAGCTTGTAGTGTTAGGTCGCTAGAGGTTGATTGAGGCTTGAAGGCTAGGCCTTCCTTTAGGACCTCATGGCGATTACGATCAGTGATAAGCATGAAGCGGCGATGCCTACCGAAAGGAGTAACCAAATCCTTACCAGCGAGGATGTCCCTTTGGACCTGTGATTGGAATGCCTGTATCTCTGGGATGACACGGAAGAAGTTCTGCTTGAGTTTGTACGCCTCAGACGTAGGGATCTTAAGCTCTTCCGCAATAGACTCATGACCTCGACCGTACCCAAGACCATAGACGAATGCCTTAATGCGGATACGTACTTCTTTCCATCTCGCAGCTCCGACAACATCTTTGGATTGGAGGTGAGGGTATAGCACCGGAGTAAGATCATCGAAGAGATCGTGATCCCCTGCATTGAAAATGTCTCTGAAGTACTTATCACCCGCAAGGAAAGATAGCACCCGCAACTCAGCCTGACTGTAGTCAGTCTGAACAAAGACATTGCCCTCTCTAGCTGGGACGAACAAATCTCGTATTGCTGACTCTCGTGGAACGTTCTGCAAGTTAGGGTTACGACAACTAAGTCTTCCCGTGGTCGTTCCATGAAGAAGAAAGGTTGGGTACACCCTACCCCGGTATAGCCGCTTACGAATACCCTTGACATAGGTTCCATACATCTTCGTTTCTCTGCGGTGCCGCAGGAGCTCTACGGCGAAGTTGTATAGCGGGAACTGTTCGGGCTCTACGGGAGTGTCTCTAGTCAGACTCTTCTTGTGCGCTAGCTGCTTGATGTAGTCAATGATCTTGTTGAGCTGGTCTACGTCAGTCGAGTCCACCTTTATACCCATCTGGTGGATAACCTTCTTCACCTGTTGAGGCGAACGTGGGTTGACGAACGCTGTCTGACCTTTGGTTCCCTTCTCGACAATCTTGTCAATGCCTGCTTCGATCTCACCTAGCGACTTCGTATACATATCTGTTAGGACATCTAGGTATCCAACGTCCACTGCGATACCATTGAGCTCCACAAACATGAGCTCGTTGGATGCTTCCACCAGAAAATCGTGGACTCTCCGAGCGTCTGGGTCGTGGCTAAGCCGCAACTCCCACATCTCTTGCAAGAGATCCGTGCAATATACATCGTACGCATTGTACTTGTATAGAATATTTCTCGGGATGTTGCCGTAACCCTCACCGGAACCAACATACTGCTTGATCTCGTCCTTCCAAGAAGGAGCTCCGAGATACTCCTGTGCCTGATGCTCTAGCCCATGGATGCCCGGTCGTTCATCGAATACGTAGCTGGCGATGAGCGTATCGAACTTGAGAGGAACTGGCCCAACGTGCCTGTAGAGTCCTGCGTTGTCAAACTTTCCATTCTGCTCGACAACACCCCTTCGTCGCAGGAGAATTCCCAGCGCACGATACGACCGCTTGTTAAGTGCAGTGTCAGCAAGAACGAAGTATCCTTCAGCTCGCTTACCGATTCCAATGCACAACATACTGTGCTGATTAGGGTGTCCGAAGCCGACATCCTTCTCAACATCAGTTTCAATGTCGACAACAAGAGGTCCCTGTCCTCTGAGAAGCTTCCGGGCGAGTCGGATGGCTTCAAGCGGAGTATGAATGACTGTGTAGTTGGGAGGAGTGAAGCTGACACCTTTGTGTACTACCTTTCCGACGTCGACGACGAGCGAAGGGAATCCATCAGCATTTCGCAAACAGTACGCAGGATGGAGGGTGCTGACAACACGGAGATCCGGATTGAAACTTGATGGGATACCCGATCCAACTCGGAGCTTTGTAACTCCAGTGCGACCCGTGAGTGCTTGAGCTGCAGTGTTACCGAGCGCAACTGCCGTTTCCACCTGGGCGGATCCAAGCTCATGAATGAGTCGCGGACGGCATGCTTTGATAGCCACTGCAGGAGGAGTCGCGTTATCAGGTGGGCGACAAAGGCACGCATTGGTCAGCAAGACCTCCTGTCGCTTAATCCCATGATGACGCATAACAGTATTGAGGAGATCGCCAGAAGGCCCCATGAACGGACGACCTGTGCGGGCCTCTTGGAGGCCTGGTGCCTCCCCAACGAAGGCCACTTGGGCACGAGGGGGACCACTACTCGGGACATAAACGTTCTCTCTTCCTTGAAGGGGGCAGTTCTCACAGTCCGCTAATGGGTTCTTGTTCACTTGACCCAGCTGTCCATCAGTTCACAACTCTGAAGGGCTAGCTTACGAGTACCAGGGTCAATGAGGGCGTAGAAGTAGGTGTCATGCTCCCTGTGGACTACGCCATCATCTACATGCTTTCCCTTTAGTGCGTACACATACGGAGCAGACGTGTCCATGCTGCGAATGGCTGACACGCTCTTACGCGCATCCCGAACTTCTGTCATACAGATAGGAGAGGCGCCAAGTAGATGTATCTGCTTCTCCTGGTTACGCGAGACGAACCTGTTGTTGTGTCCATGGATGTAGTAAGCCAAACTAATCCGAGCACCTGGCTCCTTCTTCGTGACAAGCATTCGGGGAATGTAGATGACTGAGATCATGTCATACAGCTCCTTGATGCCTCGAAGCTTAGCGAAGTTCCTTGCAGCGTCCTCATAGTTGGCACCATGAAGTACGAACCCGAACTTCGTCCACTTAGGACACGAGGAAGCGTAGTGGCCAAGGAATAGCTTTGCCTGTCCAAGCGTCTCCTCGAAGTCTCCCATAGTGTCAGGTAGCACCAGCTCCGACACACCATACCTGTTGGCGAGTGTACACAAGCGGTCCAGGCTGATCTTGTAGCCTTCGTTGGCACCATTGTCCAGGATGATGTGATCACCCATACCTGCACGGTACTTGAAGAACTTGTCGTACGTGAGGTTCCCTACCCACTGCGGAAGCATCAACTGCATCCTGTAGTTGCCTGCCTGATCTAACATCTGCAACGGTGGGATGTATACCATCTGCACGGGGTTACACCTTTCAGTAGACCACAGGGCTAGCCGTTGGAGTGAAAAGACTCAACACCGATAGAGATGTTACCGTTCTCATCGGTCAGACCTTTGATTCGTTCATCTTCAGTCAGAGCCAACTGGAGCAGTCTCAGCTTGATGAACATGTACCGGAGATAGTTCGATGCGTCGGTGATCTCCTTGATCGTCTCTTCGATCATGTCCTTCTCGAGGAAGGTGAAGACACCATACTTCTGCTGACCTTCGAGGTGTCGCGCCTCACATACTGCGTCAAACTCTGCTGAGAAGTCTCGGATCAGTTCGGGGATACTCACTCTATCACCTTTCCAAAGCGCTGCTCATTCTCAAGTCGCTTCTGGTAGTACGCTCGTTCGGGATCTGCTCCAACGATTGCGTAGCAGCCTAGCAGGTACGTCAGAACGTCTGTAAGCTCCATGACGTACTTATGCTTCTCGACGGGCGTCAAGCTACGTTGGAGTCGAAAGACCTTCTTCAGCTCATTGACAGCTTCACCTGCTTCACCACCCATACAAGCAGTCATGAAGAAGAGGTTGTCAGCAGTGTCGGGGAACCATCGCCTGCTGTCCTGATGAGCCTCGAGGGACATACGACCGAGATGCGTAGGTTCCTTGAACATAGTTAGCCTCCCTGGATGAGTGACATGAACTCCGCTTTTGCCGTCCGTTTGTGATCTCCGAACGCGCCTAGCATGGACGAGGTCGTGGTGACGACGCCCGGCTGTTGGACCCCTCGCATCGCCATACATAGATGCTCCGCCTTCACTACGACAGCCACACCCATAGGGTCTAACTTCTTGTCGATGAAATCAGCGATCTGAGCCGTCAGCTCCTCCTGAACGTGGAATCCCTTCGCACAGTACTTGACTGCGCGAGCGAACTTGGACAGCCCTGCGATGCTAGCGTTCGGCACATACCCAATCCATACATTCCCAAAGAACGGGGCCGTGTGATGGGCGCACATGGTGTAGAAGGGGATTGGGCCTAACGTTACCATGTCTTGAGCCTTAGCAGGAAAAGTGGTGAAGTTGAACTCTTCACGCTCTGTCATCTGCCTGAACATGGTTGCCATACGACGTGGCGTTCTATCCCTGTGGTCTTCTTCAGATCCATCCCACGCGGCGCCTAGAGACTGGAGGAACCTTTGAGCGGCATCGGAAGATGCGTCGAGATCGAACAATCTGGGTACCTCTTTCTGCTCAGGCATGAACAACGAGTAGTGGTAAGGGTGGTCGATCTTGCTTCTGTGAGGGTTGGCAAGCGGTTTAGATTCCACGCATGTCCCTTGACCAAATGACGTTATGCAGTTGATGGGTGTACATCCAAGCAGTGAGCCCATCCTCCAGGACCCAGGCGATTAGGTCCCCAGCCTCGAGCTTCCCCCACACGACTCCGTAGTAAAAGTCGATGTGGGGGTTGTCCTTCTGCAAATGAGGGTAGGACATGCACGCTTCTTCGTAATCAGCGCGACTGGCGATGGTGAACTTGACTACGTCGCCTTCATTCATCCTCTGGATGTTCTTGATCCTAGTTGCCTGCACACCCTCGGTCCCATGGATGTTGCCCTCCTCGCCGGACCCAGACAACTTGTAGTCCATGACGAAGTATAGGACCTCGTATGCCCACTCGGGGAACTCGAGAGTTCCATTAGTGAACACCTCCTGCGTTGGGTAACCCGCAACCGTAAGGGCGTCGGACAACTCACAGAGAGTCTCACTATTCTGAATGAAGGGCTCTCCGCCAGTGTAGCAGATGTTCGTTCCTGGATGAGAAGCCTCGACGACGAGCTCAACGATCTCCTGAGGCGTAAGTAGCTGCGCATCCTTCGTATAGATTGCAGGATCAATAGCATGCGGAGTATCACAAGCCCAGCCAGGACAACGGAGGTTGCAACCTGCGAAGCGAACGAAAACCGTAGACTCGCCAACTCTAGGGCCTTCACCTTGGATTGAAAGGTAGACTTCACTGACGCGCAGCTTGAGCACGTTCCCTACTTCCTGTACGACTGTCTGATCAAGTCAAGGTCTGTCAGGTCAAGTGCTTGAGGCTGCTCTGGCGCAGACGTCTCACGAGATGGGTCTTGCCAGTTCCAAGGCTTGGGCCCGTAGTCGATAGACTCCATCTCCTTGGCCGTTGGACCCTTGACTCCTTTCAAGTTCGAGAAGATACGTTCTGAGAACCTGTTGGCCCTTGCCCAGTTCATCGAACCTCCTTGTACGTAGCCAGACTAGTAGGCGTTTCCCATAGCTCGACTAGTTCGAGCCAGAAGCCCATCTGCAGGACCAAATCGCTAAGCTGGTCCCAGCACCACTTGGCAAGGTTCTCAGCTGTAGGAACGAAGGGCACAACGATGTACTTGAACACGTCTTCCGAGTATTCGCTGAAGAAGCCTAGCATGACTCTATCGTCTTCATGTACGATGAAGCCATGATCGAGAACGTCGTGGACCTTCTCGGTCATGATGGTCTTTAGGTCTCCGAAGTCAGCAAGCATACCCTCGTCGCTTGCACCAGCATTGGTGATGAGCTCGCCTGCGATAGTGACACGAAGACGATAGCGATGCCCGTGCGGATTTCTACACTTGCTCTTGTGATTGGGAACGCGATGACCTGCATCAAACTCAATCTCCTTCGACACTGTGTACATCAGATGATCTCCTTTTCAGTCCCATCACAGGCATCTAGGTTGACGATCTCTTCCTCAACGCCTTGAGCAGCTACTGCTTCCTGCCAGAACTTGGTGTCCTCGTACTTGGTCGTATCGTACTGCTTGAGGATATCTCCTGAGGACAGGCGGGCTTGAGCACCGTAAATAGCCTCAAGACGTTCGACACAGGTTCCGCAGCGTCCACAGTGAAGCTCGCCGCCCTTATAGCAACTCCAAGTCCGAGACAAGTCCAGGTGCAAGCCAATAGCGATCGCGGCGATATCTTCCTTAGACTGTTCCATGTAGGGGGCAACGACAGCTTTGAACTCCGAACCCAAGTTCGCTTCCATCGCAGCGTAGCTAACAGCCTTGACGAACTCAGGACGGCAGTCCGGGTACACGGCATGATCACCAGCATGGACACCTGTTAGGACAAATGGAGCCTTACGGGCCACGGCGATGCTGACTGCGATCGAGATCATCATCATGTTGCGGTTCGGAACGATCGTCGCCTTCATGTTATCTTCGGCGTAGTGTCCTTCCGGAACAGTTTCGCTCGACACCAATGAGCTGCCCGACTCCGCTAGCAAGGGTGTGATTGAAGATAGGTCAACAATGTCATGACGCAAACCAAGACGTTCAGCAGTACGTGCCGCATACTCCAACTCCTTCTTGTGACGCTGTCCGTAGTCGAAGCTGACTAGGTCGATATGCAATCCTCTATTGACAATTGCATCCCATACCATTGTTGTGCTATCGAGTCCACCGCTGAAGATCGCGATGCCATTAAGCTGGCTGCTTGCCATTCCATTCCTCCGGTGGGTGAATCTGAGTTGGATACAACTGTTCAGTCTTGCCTGTGCGTGAACGTGATAGGAGTCCTCGTTGTTCCATTGTCTCGAAGATTTCCGTACACGCCTTGGCATTCAGGTGGTAGTGCTGCATTACCTGCGAACGACTTAGACCAGGCTTGCGCCAGATCAACTTGTGAATATTGATGATCTGTCTCTCGTAAGTCGTCTTACCGATATTCGACATAACATCGTCGGCATGAATCTTCCACTGCTCACCATAATGGATCGCCCTAAGGATGTCAGACAGCTCGACAACAATCTGTTCGTCCCTCGTCCTGCTGGCAGCGAGAAGAACGGCAGCTTTGAGGATACTCTTGCTGAGCCTGTCGTAGGTAGGGGTAAGGACATCTGCCCTGAACTCACTCGCAATCCCAACCTGTAGCATCTCTGACTCGAGCTGGTTGTATCTGAACCACGCCTCGTCCGTCATCTCTACTTCGTGTATAAGAGGCACTTCGATCTTCGTTCCGAGCTTCGCTACCTCGATGGTCGTCAACTGCTGGTAGTGATCCATCAGGTCGCGCATCTCGTTCAAGATGATCTCTTTGCCGTAGTTCGTCTGCTCCGTCTTTGGTCCCAACGGCTTCAGCTTGGTGATGTCCGATTCCGCGGTAATAAAAATGAAACGGGGCATGAAGCCACTTGAAACTTGTTCGAAAGTCAACAACCCAGTGACCTTGTTCTTGATCCCACCCGCAAACAAGATCAAACGCGGATCGCGGACTTCCAAAGTCTCTTTCCGCAAGACCCTCTTCTGCATCTTCCCGTCGTATAATTTTGTGAACACCTCCGCCATACCTGCGTAGTAGTCCTTCTTCGTCATTGACTCCAGGAGGCCCGAGAACTCGTCCCGAAGGAAGATACTCGGGCGTCCTGGCCTAAGAGACAACGAGGTCATCAGACCCTCGATGCTTCCGTCAGTAGCAAGGATGGCATCACTATCTAACTCGGCAATTAGATCGACTGCCATGTCCATTGCGGTGGTCTTACGTGTCAGTGTTGTGTCCGCAAGGATCATGAACCAGAGGTTAGGGATGAACGTTCCGAAGGAAGTAGGGAGTCGAACGTTACCGCTGAGCAACGTTGACAAGATGATAAATGCTCCGGCTTGGTGATACTGGTGTGCAGCATCTCCCAGCGCTCGGGCCCAGGTGATGTAACGTTCAACGAAGGTGTCGGGCTGCTGATGAACGGACTCCTGCTCCTCTGGAGTGAGAAGCGTAGTCCGTTCAGGACCGCCGGGGACTTCCAAGAGTGTGGCCGTAGCCTCACCGCGCGCATGGGCTCTAACTACTTCCTTCCATAGCAACCTGAGAGGACGCTCATCCCGAGCGTACTTGTTACACTTCGCCTCACGAGCGATGACGAAGGACTCTTCCCTAGTGAAGCCTGCCTCGAAGCACATCATGTTCAGCTGCCAAAGAGGCTTGCTCCAGTCCTCATCGGGCTCCGTGTTGTACAAAGTCCACAGGCGCGGGTTCATCATCCTGCGCTTGGTCTGTAGCAGTTCCTCTGCCGTTTCAGGCAGCTCTCCGGCTTCTGGCATCGGGATCTTGTCCACGACTTCAGAAGCAAGGGTAGGGTAACCCTCTTCGAAGTCCTGAAGACGATACGAGCTTCGGTACAGGTCATGGATACGAACTATCTGCAGTTCGCCAGCCAAGGCGTTGTACTTGAAGTTGTACGTAAACGGAACTCGGAGTAGCTGTGTCAGATCCCAACCAGATCGATCAGCACCTTCCTCGTAGTGAGCGTACGCAATCCTCTTGCTGAGGAACTCGGCATCGTCGGCCTCGACTTCGTCAAGAGTCCACAGGGCTTGGTATCTGCCTGCGGACGACTCGATCACCAAGCTGGGTCGAACTCTTAGGTTGTCTGGATGACAAGTATCGAGGTCAGCCCACGCCGAGGGTGTTAGTGTTACGTCTTCCTTCTTCCGCCTCTTACCTCCAAATAGCTGAGGACAAAAGTAGACGTTATGAGAAGCGAGGTTGTCCCGAATCTTGAGGAGCATCTCCGCTTCCTCTTCTGGGTACTTGAAGTACGCTTCCCAGAAGTTTGTCTTGTCAGGTGTTAGGAAAGCCAAGGCGACGTAACCATGGTTTCCGTTGAAGGCGTAACGGAAGAATGATGCTCGGCGCTCATCCTCTGCAGCGCCTAACAGATTGCCCATTCAGCTCCGCCTGTCTCTCGTTGTTGTAGTACAGTGTGGGGTACCACTTGCAAGTCCTCCCACTCCCGGGTCTAACACGCAATACTGACTGTTACCCATCCCGGTTTCCTCACGCTTGTGCGCTTAGCCTAAGATGCCCGGCCCACCCTGTGGTGCTGTGTTACGGCATCAGGTCGTTGCCACCGGACTGCACCATGCTGCCAGTGTTAGGCGCCTTGGCGAACGACTTGACCTCGTTCTTGAAGGGCTTGGGTTCCTTGGGGTCCCAGTCCTCCTTGTCCATCTTGTACTTGTCCACCATCTTCTGGACGCTGACGATGAACTGCTCGCCCTCGAGCTGCTCAGGCGTGGGCACCTTGACACCTGAACCCTGATACGGCAGACCCATCGCCTTGAGGATCTGGACGAGAGAGTATAGCGCACCGTTGAAGAGCATGACGTTCGCGAAGAGCTTCCGGTTCTCGTACTTGCCCTCCTGCACAGTGAGCTGCAGGTTGTAGAACTTCTTGCCGGGGTTCTTGCTCTTCGGACCGCAGGTCTGGATGGTGATCTCAGTCACCGCGACGAGGTACTTACCGGAGGGAAGCGGCTCGAAGTCCCTTGCTTCAGAGGAAGACTCCTTCTCCGAGAAGTCAACACGAAGCTCAGTGATGTCGAAGTCATCGCCACCGCTGTCCACATCGTCGAGCGAAGCTCCGTCGGGAAGGAGATCCTCGTCGACAACCTGCATATCGTCATCACGCGCCATCAGTTTGTTCCTTCTTTCGGTGTCGTTGTCTTGTTGTACATCTGGTCGAACAGCATCTGCATCGTCGGGTTCTGGATCAGCATATCTAGCTTGCCACTACGATCCTTTGCCACGTGTCTTGCAGTCTTGCGGGTCAAGAGAACGCGACGCAGTTCGTTCTCTCCACCCTCTTGGACGATCTCTTTGACGTAGTAGAACCCTACGACATCGAGAAACGCTGCCACCTCGTCAGCGAGCTTGCCACTGAGCATAGGCTTTAACGTTGTTGCACCTGTCTTCTCGTCCTTGTCAGTACGCAACAAGGCTGTAAAGATGGTATGCATGGGGAGGTCTCGCATCGCGCGGATGTACTTTCGCATCTGCTCGATGTTCTTCCCCCACTCACGAACGGATGGGATGTCAGGATCGACTTCCTTGCCCTCGTCAGTCTTCTTGGCGACGAGGTCCGTCATGATGTTGTACATGTTGAACTTCTGAACCTCAGTCAGAGAGTCAACAACCACAGTACTGTACCCGTGACCGCCACGATGCAGTTCGTTGTACACTTCCTGCATTGCTCTCCAGGAAGGTGCTCGGACGACGTCGCAGTTGGGGTAGGTCCGCCGAAGCGATTCCGTACCACCTTCCACGTCGACGACGATAACCTTCCGCATCGCTGGAACGTCATCTGCTGACCCAGCGAGCACTGTCTTACCTGTTCCTGAGTCTGCATAGACCAGGATGTTCAGGAACGGATCCCTGTTGGCTACCTTCTGAACGGATACGCCGCCCAAGGTTCTGCCTGGCGAGAGAGTCGTCATCGTTCTCCTTCTGTCTGGCTATGTCTAGCATAGCGTGCCCCTGGCCCGACTCGATCGGGCTGTAGCTTCACCTCAGTGAAGCCATTACACCAGTCTGCCCAGGCAGTACAGTTCGTCTACATCTGCTGGCAGCTCTTTTGTAGCAGGGGCCTTGGTGCTAGTAGGTGTGTCTGGCGTTGCTCACACAACTATCCGTAGAGCCGCCTACACCTCCCCAGACACTTAGCCGAAGCCACTTCCCAGACTCGAAGGTCTCAGAGACCACGTTGCTCCCATGGCTTGCGACGTCGTCGACCGTAGTGGAAGACCCGCCGAACGAGTACAGCTCAACCCAAGGGCCGTGATCTGTATAGCTCTCAGAGATCATCACACGGTTGAACAGTGCTCTCGGGTCGCTGTCCCAAGAGGCAAACTCCGTGACATTGCTGGGGAAGTACGGGAGATGGCTAACGTACTGCTGATGGATCTTGAACGTTGACCCACCACTAGTACAAGCCATGTCAACATAGTGGTAGGTGTCGGCGTTGGCTGCAGGAGTGAGGGTCAGGGCCCCGATGCAGGCTAACATAGTAGCAATGATGATGGAGAACTTCTTACGCATGACTTTTCCTTCTCTCAGGATCATGGACCGTAGACAACACAGGTACGTACGGAAGAGGTCGTTGACCCATTCTTCAGCTTGTAGTCGATGTGAAAGTGAGGACTGTTAGACCTGGCCACCAGCATGGCACTGGAGTTGCCATACGGGTTCCATGCAGACCCAGTAGCCGTGTTCCCGTCGTTGTATGGAGTGTCGTGGTACAAGGTGTCGTATGAACTGTACATCGACCAATAGGAGGTGTCTCCCGGCAGGTCATCCACTGGGATGAGGTAGTCACGGTACTGTGAAGTGGTCTTGATCCCATTGGCATCCATGTAGTAGATCGCCATCAAATGGGTGTACCAATTCCCAGTTGTGTTGGTCGAGAAGTTCACCTGAGCAGGCTTGACAGAAGTATGGGGGTTGTTGTAGTTCCAGTATGCACGAGCTTGAACCGTCCCACCGCCATACTGGGAAGGAATTGAACACGTCTGGGCAGTACTGGCTTCGTACAGCTCATGATACACAGGCGTCTGGTTCACAGCCCATGCAGCATTGGTCCCAATAGCAAGGCTGAAAACAGATAGGACTGCTCCCAGCATCATGAGGAGTTTCTTGCGCATTACAAGTCCTTTCGGTTGGGTTGGATACTTGCGTAGTGCTAGGAGAAGCGCTCTCAGTTACTGAACACCGACGGCGTTGGTGCACTGGTTGCGATACTCAGCAGAAGCGTTTGGCATGTTACCAGTAAAGATGTCAGAGCGGAGATAGCCCTGCGGCTCGAAGAAGTAGCAATCGAACGCCATGTCAGTCGCATGCCCTCGCATGAACTCCATGTAGTACTTGACGTAGGTTGGGTCGTCGCCACCCTGGCTGCCTGCCCAGGCAGATCCATTCGTTGGCGCCCATTCCGGAAGAGCGAACTTGACTCCATTGGCCTTGGCATAGGCGTAGCTCTCGCCCAGGAATCCAACGCCAGTCTTGTGCACGTTGAGCCCTGTGGTGGTGTTACATCCCGGCCACGCGTCGTAGCTGTCGATGCCGTATGAGTAGCACAAGTCCTTGACCGCCTGGAAGGCCGAACGAGAGCTCGTCCCAGTCTGGTCCCCACCACTGTTGGGGTTCCAGCAGAAGCGGAAACCGGGAGCGACGGACTTCATCAGGGTGGCTGCGCGGCGCCACTCGGCGATCCAGGCTGAACGGTTGCCTGCGGAGATGTGCCAGTTGTTCCCTAGGTTCATCTCCCAGCCTAGCCGGATGTGCGCCGTTGGGTCGACCGCCTTGATGCTGTTGGCGATGTCCCTCCACTGCTGGTCAGTAGCCGAACCCAGACCCGAACTGCCCGACTCGGGCCACAGCGGGAGAGCCACCGACAGGTGAGCTCCGGCTGCGATGGCACCAGCCGGGATAGAGACGGTCCACCAGTTGTTGGCGAGACCAGCCCATCCAGTATTGCGATCGGGGAACACTCCGATGTTCTTCACCGGCGCGCCACGATCAGAAGCGAACTTGGTGACGGTCGAGGCATCGTTCCGACCCCAGACACCACTCTCCCATCCTCCGACACCGGCGAGGATCGCTCCGCCAGTACCTGTTCCGGTGACAGGAGCCGTAGGCGTTCCCGTTCCTGTCAAGCTCTCACTCGTACCGTCCGTGTAGGTCACGAGGACGGTGAACGTGTAGGACGTACCAGCGAGGAGCTTGTCGAAGTCGTCGTGCGTCTGGGTCGTGAAGTTGTTCGTCCAGGGACCAGCTCCGGTGTTGTCGACACCATTGCGACTGCTACTAGCATTGGCTTGGGTCTTCCCCGTTGGCGCGATCCACTCGACATGAACACTGTTCACGCCAGGAGTCACGACGACAGATCCGACAGAGGTGACAGGAGGAGTAACAATCACTCCGCCGTCCAACTTGTCGACTCGGGCCGACAGTGCATTGAACTCTGTTCTGGTAACGGGTTGCTCAGTCATGGCACTAATCCATTCCTGTTGTGGTTGGATAGTAACCCTAGTCCTCGATGCCAGTTAATCCAACCCGCCTGCACTTGACGATATGGAACACCGAGGACTAGGGAGTCTAGGTCGACCGCTCGGTCGAAGGCTCTTCGCGAAGGTAGTACGGCGTCTTCTTCTCGAACAAGGTCTCGATGGCGTACAAGTAGTCTCCGCCTCGAGTCTGTTCGACACATGGAACCAGGAAGGTGCAACGGTCACAACTAAAGCGTCCAGGACTCGGATAGAGGTACAGGTCCTCACGTAGCATGTCAAGGACTTCCTGGCCGAGGTTCTTCTGCAGCTGGAGGAACTCCTCCTCCGTCTTCATGATAGGCTCACGGTGGAAGAACTTGATGTTCTCGTTCTTCAGGAACACCAAGAACTGGTCGTACAGCCCTTCCTCATACGCAGCTGTGTCCTGCTTGGAGACCGTATCTTTATACGTCTCGTAGTCAGTGTCTTGCCCCACAGCTACGGAGAACTTCCGACCGAGCCGAGTGGTCTTGTTCTGCTTCGGAGGCTGAGGAAAGCCCTTCTTCTGCTGCGCCCAGATAAACCCGCGGACCCTCATGCCAATAGACCACAGGGCCCAGGGGTAGGATCCGACCTGGTCGTCTAGGTCTAGGAAGGTTAGGGACGAGTCGATCTGTGCTGCTGTCTTCCAGTCGACAATCCAGAGGTCTCCGTACTCGTCCTTCATCAAGCAGTCGATGCGACCAGCATAGACAACAGGAAGTCCAGTCCAGAGCTGTCCTAATGCGTGTTGCCTCTTACCCTCATCGGACAACATCCACTTCTCATAGCAGATTTTACACCCACAGACCATGTGGACGTTCGTTTCGGGATGTGGAATCGGGACCATGAACTCCACTTCAACTTCGACGGGAGTCCACTTCTCCTCTTCCTGTGGTGCTATGCTACTCGCGAGGTACCGCAACATGCCAATGCCGAGAGTGACACGCGCGTCGAAGTCCTCGTTGACCTCTTCGTCTTCCTTAAGGCCTGACTCGAGGATCTCCTTGCGCTGCTGGTTCGTCTTGGCAACGAAGGCTGCGATGGCTAGTTCGGTCCGGACGAGACGAGAGAAGTCATAGTTCTTCGGGTCGTAGTACACCTGGAGACCGCTGTGGTAGGCAATGCCGAAGCTCAGAGGCTTCTCTGTCACCTTCGGATAGTACCTCTGCCGAGAGAACCAGTCCCACCTACGACGGCATCCACGAAACGCTTTCCGCTCAGATGTATGCACTTCATGGACGAGACGTTTGTCGATGAACCAGTTGATGTCGACTGCCGAGTCTGGCATCTTACCCCTCTCTTGCGGGCTTATACTTATATTATATAGTGGACTCTCTTGAAAGTCAACTACGTCCTAGACGACCATCTGTCACGCGAATCTATCCCCTCCGTACATACGGTTAGGCTCCTTATTCGCATCGACGAATGCTTCTAGCCGGCGAAGACCCTCCTCAGGCGATGCTCCGTCATACTCTGGCGCCTTGTCGTAGGTCGTAATGCCGTCGAACGACTCCCACCACGAGAGGGGCAAGTGGTAAGTGATGTCATTCCGTTTAGAGCTTATGCCCGTGACGAGGTTGATACCTACGATGAACGAGTCCTCGAACATCGTCTCGTCATGGTGAAGTCTAGATCGCCAAGACTTGAAGCGGTAGATTCCGCTAAAGACAAGCGCACGGTACAGGTGATAGCGGTGCTCGTACAGCTCGTGAGGAGTGTGCCAGTCTAGCTCAACTGACTTAACTACTGGATCGCCAAATATGTGGTCTTGCCTTGTCGACCAGTCGTAGAAGATCTGTGCAGACTCTTCTGTATTGAACTCGATTGTGACAACTTTACCCATCATAACCTCTCTAGGTAGTAGTAGAAACCTATGCCTATCACTATTCCGACAATTACTCCTGCCCAGAACACCCTAAATCCTCTTCAGTCCATTGCGTAGCTGTATCCCAATCAGGCCTAGCCCACCTCGAGATGGACTTCGGCAACAGGTTGAAGCCCATACTGTAAGGCCAGAGGTCGCCGTTCGCCCAACGCTCAGTCGGCTTCCCACAGATACCACAGACCCACCAGCCGTACTTCTTGCCACGGGCCCATCCACCGGAAGTCTTCTTGCCACGGTGACCATCAGAAGGGTTGCAGTAGAGGGTAGGCTTCTTGAAGACCCCGATGAGTTCGAGGGTCTCGTTACTGATCCAGCGAACACTATCTGCGCAGGCCTCAACCATTCCTATTCCACTAAGCAGAGATGCCTTACAGAACCTCTTGGCTTCCACTTCGTCCTTGAACTCCAGGACAACTCTAACCGTCATGCGACCACCTCGACATGCTTGTTTCTTCGAAGAACACGATGGACTGCCACACGATGGTTTGTGTGTCGCCCTTATTCCGGTCGGAGTTCTTCCCTGTGTAGGTCATCCGTAGCCCGTAGAACTGAACCGACCAACTACCCTCGTCCTCCCAGAACACGATGGTATCTCCCTGGTCGCAGACACCGAAGTGACTAGCAGCCTGAGGGCTTAAGACGACAGCTAGTCGCTTCATTGGAGGCGTCTTGTTCTCCATCTGTTTCCTCCTTGAACGGGTACTGGATGACTGTAGATCGGATGCCTCGGTTGTTGGGGTTGAACTTCTTCGCACCTACAGGAGGTACGTACCAACGCTGCATGTCTTCGTCAGCATCCTCCACGGTGTCATAGGTGTACTCGAGCAGGCGTAGTACCTTGTATGCCATCAGTGCCCCTCGAAGTCGTCAGGGTGGGCGTCGGGTCGGCCCGCCTGAAGCAGATCCCTGTGCTTATCAGCCTTCCAGCCAAAGTACCAAATAGCCCAAATCCAGAGTACGCACCAGACTGCGATACCTAGCTCCAGTCCAATTAGCCCTTTCGTACTCACTAGACGAACCTCGTGATCTCGTTGACGTAGTAAATCTCCTGTACACCTTCACCCATCCAGTTGATGAGTTCCTCCCAGGTGTAGGCCTTCGGAGACTTCGGGCCGGTAGTGTTCCATACGCCGCCGAACTTCATGGCTGCGTAGTGGTACGGCTTCGACGGACTGATCGGTCGGCCTCCATACTCGTGGAAGACCTTGTCGAAAATGATGACGGAGCCATCTGGGAAGTCGTCGATGCCAAAGCGCTCGGTCTTGGCGCGCATCTCTGCGGCACGCTTCAGCATAGCATCGGCACGACGCTCGAGAGCCTCAGCCGTGTTCGGGTCTATCTGGTAGCGATTCAGTGCACTCATCTCGATCTCCTCTGCTAGTTCCGGATCGACTGCCTTGACCTTCTCAGTTACAGGTCTGAAGCTTCCCAGCCTCCCTGTGGTTCTTGCCGGGGCAGGGTCCGGGAAGACATACCGACCCGTAGGATTTCCGTAGTCGTTGTACTCGTCGTTGTACCTGTTTGCCATTACTGCCTCTCGTCATTGTTTGAGTGCCACATACAAGCCTACTATCGAGATCAGGAGCACAATTAGAACATTACCCATACTGAGTGAGTCACCTATGCCTCCAGACCTACCTTGCTGCTTGGCTACGTAGTCGCTCACCGGTTGAACTAGTGCCGACATCTCGCGAATAGCTGCAGCTAGCTGGTCTTGGGTAACATAGATGTTCCTCTCCGAGTTGATCTGCTCCCTGAGCTTGTTTGCCTGTTCGTCCTTATAGGTCTGGTCGGCACGAGCTAGAGCTAGTGCAGCCTTGTCCGCCTCCTCCTTGATCTTTAGGGCCTTCTCACGTTCTACTGCTACTTCAGACAAGCGCCTATCCCTCTCAGCATCGAACCTCAAGTCTGCCTCGCGTAGTAATGCTAGGTGTTCCCCGAGTGGTACTGCTAGAGAGTCCTCGGCGCTTACCATTACCCCTCCAGCACAGGATAGAACTCGTGCTTCTGGCTTCCACCAGGAGTTCCGTAGTCGCAAGGCTCGTGGAACCTGTGGAAGTGAATCATGGACGTCTCACCCTTCTTCCTGTAGTAGTCAGGCTTCGACAGTGTGTATGCCTCTGCTCGAACCTTATCGACATCTAGAACCTGAGTCCAGAAGTAGTCGTGGTCAGCAAACTTTGCCTGTGTACGAATATCCGCGACGTCTCCAGAGAAGCCCTCGAGGTTCACTACGATATGGACCTGAACGTCCTTGTCTGTCATGGTTAGCTCCAGAAGTAGAAGACGATACACGGTAAGGCCATGCCCAGAAGCAAGGCTAAGACGAGAACCACGCCTGCAGTAGTACGCTCGTACCACCTCAGCTTGAATGGATCTCTATGCATTCCCTCGTAAGGGACCTTACTAGGAGGCCAGCTCAAGCTTCAACTCTCCTGTCCTCTGGTCGACCTTGTCTCCCAGAATCATACGGATCCAGTCCCATTTCTCAAGTAGACGCGTATGACGTCCAAGATCGATGGTGTCCTTGGCCATGATGTCGATGATGTGTACATGATCCCCTAGCTGTCCTGGTCGGTGCAGCCTATCTTCGGCCTGGTAGTTCTGCTTTGTTGACCAGCTCCTGTCCATGAAGAAGCACGTGTCTGTGGTATTCTGAAGTCCGTCGATGCCTTCTCCGGCTGCTGCGATGACGCCAATGAAGACCTGCTTGTCGTCAGTCTCCCACCTCTTCACCATTGTGTCTCGCTGAGACTGAGGAGTGTCACCCGACAGAACGTGGCTACCAATTCCGTGCTGCTCAAGGTGCTTTGAGATCAGGTAGCACATCTTCTTGGACGCCGACCACACTACGAACTTCTTCTCTGGGTTGTCCTTGAGGCGCTCGAGCAGTGCCTCCATCTTCGAAGACGGCAGCTTTAAGTAGACCACAGAGACGTCGTGCTCTGTGCCGTCCCTCTTGCGACGTGTTTCGGTTCTAATCTCAGGAGTCGCAAGAGCAATTTGCGAGAGGCGTGTCAGCTGAGCGACAGCGATAGAGGCAACAAGTGGCGTATCGTCATGCTCGTTGATCCACGCGACCATCTGCTCCTTCATCTGCTTGTACACTCGGCGCTGTGTCGGCGACAGCTCAACCCAGATCGTGTCATTCACCTTCTCGGGCAGGTAGTCCATGACACCATTGGGATGATGAGGACAGCACTGCTCCTTCTTCAGGTGTCGAACGAACCAGGGAGACATCTCCTCCTTCAGGCTATCGACGTTTTTGACACCTGTGATGACCTTGTAGTCGCCTCTGCCTGAACTTGCTTCTTCGACCACGTAGTGCTTGCGGAACTTCCAGTACGACGTGTACGTCTTTGGCCAGATCCAGTTCAGGACTGACCAGAGATTTTGCGGTTGATCGCCTGACATAGTACCGGACATTGCAAGCTTGTGGACTGCCGGAATCTTCTTGAGTGCCTGTGTGGCTTGTGCTGTTCGGTTAGCCCCTCGGTGAGCTTCATCAGCGATGACGGTGAGGAACTTGATGCGATGCAGAGCGGGCAAGAGGCGCAGAGCGTCCCAGTGCATGATGTAGACGTCAGCCTTGCCCTGCTTGATCGCCTGAACAAACCCATCTCTATCCTTCCGATCGATGACGAACACGTCCGTCTCAGGAGACTGCCAGGCGTACTTCTCCTTCCAAGACGAGAAGACGTTGATGGGGCAAACGACTAGCGTAGGGCCCTTCGTCTTGGCGACCTTATACCAGTAGTTGTCCAGGGCGATCGCCTCATGAGTCTTACCTGTACCCATCTCCGAACCGATCGCACCACGGCCGGCTCTAGCGATCTTGAGAACGTCTTCCTTCTGAAAGTCCAGGAGTGCGAAGTCGCTCATCGTTACAGCCCCACTTTCTGCATGTATCGAGGTCGATGTGTGAGCCTTGGTGGTTCTGCTCTAGGTCATACGTGTAGTAGTGCATGGCATCATTGTCTGGCCATAGTTGGGACTTGCACTTCACACTTTCTACTCCCTCCACTTCACACACTTTCTACTTCCTCCACAGTAGTTACACCACAGAACGAGCAGGCTGCATAGCGTTCCGCAGGCTTCTCCTCGACCAGCACCTTGGCCTCTTCCAACGTCACTTCCGTAGCATCAGGAGTTCGCTGGTCGCCCCAAACGTCGTTGAGTGAGTGGTTGCAGTGGCTCATGCTGGGCATCTTGGCCTTCTCCGTTTCGAATAGCATCGCTAGCAGTGTGTCGTTCACGGGCATTACCTTACCTCAGGCTCCATAGTCTGTCACAGACATGCCACATCGTCCACCAGGCTGGTGTAACGATAGGTACTAGAATCAAGGCAACGATCACATCGCCCTTAATTCTCTCCTTCACTCTTGCTCCTTCCTGCAAGGAAATCGTCTGCCTCCTTAACCTCTACGCACTTGCGTCCACACTCACACAAGACTGGTACGATCTTGCCCTTGCGGATGTAGTAGTGGATGAGTTGAGGCTTCATGTCTCGAGCCTTCGCGTAGTCCGCTACAGACATCAGTAACAGCTGACCTGCTTCGATACCGTCAGCTAGTTCGTCTGCCTCAATCTGTTTCTGGAGTTCGTCGAAGTTCACGACGCTACCCGAACATCCAGCTCTTGCCAGCCCGAGTGCTTAACGAACTCGATGTGCACCTGCTTTCCGTTCTTCTTGGCCCAGAGAGCTATGGTGGCACGGATGTTTCGCCACTCTGCCGGAGTCCCGCCGAACCCCACAGTGGCCTTACCTTCCTGGCTCAGTCCAGCTCTGATGTCTGAACGCATCACTGCCATGTCTTGCCTATGCATCGCTTCCTCCCTGTGGTCTACTGTCAGCCATCACACGCTCGAGCTCTAAGCTCTCGATAGCCTTAGACTTTCTATGAGACCGAGTCTAAGCTATGTCTAACCGAATGCCAATACGCCCTCATAGAGAACATAGCCCTAAGGATCATGAGAGTTAGACTTACAGAGAGACTATAAGTAATACCGCAGCAACGAAAATGCTCGCGACAACTATAACGTACGCTGCCACGAGCACTCTCAAGATCACCGGTTGCGACGGATCTCATATCCGTCTTCAGTCTGCTTAGCGGCAGAACGCTTCAGCTCGTCGATCAGGTCTGTGGCTTCCTTGTCGTGACCCTCAAAGCCTTCGTACACCTTGGGCTGGCCAACATGGTTAGTCGCCGGAGGAATTGACCCATCAGGATTCACCTGAACAATCCAGCACGTGTCGTACCAAGGACAAAGAACGGACATGCAGTAGATGTGGTGCGTAGTCGTACCAGGCTTCATGCCCTTAGCGATTCTGGTGATACGATCCTCACCAGGATTGCTACACTTCGGACACTGTTTAGCTTCCTCGAACGTTGTGTTACTCATCGAAGAACTCCACTTCTACCTTGACATCAAGGTCGTCTTGTCCTGCGAGTACCTCGAAGACTTCTGCCTCGCCGTTGCCCTCTTCGTACTCCTTGATCCCCTTCTCCGTCATACCAGGGTATGAGGACAAGTCCATCTCGACCGTTGCACTAGCCGTATAGGTAATGCGTACCTTTCGCACTACACACCCATCGCTTTCTCGAGGCGCTGTAGCCTCGTGTTCATGTCCCGCACTGTCTGTGCTGTCGCGTACTCGATCTCGTCGGGGGTTGGATCCATAGCCTCCAACCACTTGTCGAATCGTTCAACCGTGGGTGCATGAAGCAACTGCCACTGCGACGGACTGTTGCCTCCGCCACGTCGCATTTGCCTTGCACACCCCATGCCCTTAAGTGCTTGGGTCACCTTGGTGTAGTAAGGTACTGACAGTCCGACGTGTACTGTCACTAGCTCAACGAGCTTGCCTTCGTACACAAGCATCTCGACCTGCTCAGCCGTGATGACTCGCGACTGAGCCTCCATCTCCTCGTACACCGAAGTGCAATGTCCTAGGAGGGCTGCTGGAGCAGCTTCCGTGCTGTCGTTCACCTTTGCTCCTCAATCTGAATCCGGACTCGCTGTAGTGCCGCTCGCCGCATATCGTAGTCAGCTACAACTACTAGCAACTGCTCCGGACTTTCAACACTAGGACACGATAATGTATGGTCCTTAGCGCTACGGTACTCCTCGATCGCCATGTCCAGTATATCGGCAAGCGCCTCTATATCTGGTTCTGGTACTTCTATCTGAGCCATGTATCCTCTATTCGACCGTTGGATACTTGTCTTACCTTACTCTTAAATTATATAGTGTACAAGCTAGGGAACACAACCTCTAAAACGAATGGCCGGACGTACTTTCCTCGGAAGCGGAGGGCTTCTGGTACTTGTACGTCCGGCCATTCTTACGGAGTTACACCTGCTTCACAGCCCCTGTGCTAGCAAAAGCATCGCTCAGGACCGACACGAGAGGTGTTACTCCGCCTCGACGACCTCGCCCACAGACTCGGCATCCACGGTAGTCGTCGAAGTCTCAGCCTTCGCGGCCTTCTTCTCCGCCTTGGCCTTCGCGTTGGCCGCACGCTCCGCAGCCTTGCCGGCGCGCCCGTCCCAGTACGCGTTCGCCTCGGACAGCTTCAGGAGGTTGTTCCGCACAACGCCGTTGCTGTCGACAATGCCATCGTACGACACGAACTCCTTGGAGCTCTTGATGTACGAGTAGATCATCTGCGGAGGAACGACATGCGAGCCGTTCTTGTCCGTGTTCCGCCAGTTGCTGGCGTCGTCGTTCTCCGGGTTGCCGTCCAGCGGCTGGCTCAGCAGCTTGGCGAAGGCAACAGGAGTGATGTACTCGTCGCCTTCGATGGTCGGCAGGTCGCCACGCTTGGGCTTCGCCGGCTCCTTGGGCTTCTCTTCCTGGCCCGAACCCGTCGGAGCGTCGGTGATGTCTTCGATCTCGTCGTTCACGTCCGGCACGTCGACCTCGTCGAGCGCCACGCTAGCTTCTGTCACAGTCTTACCTCTTCCCATTGTCTTTGTCCTTGAGTCTCTCGAAGCAAGCCCCTTATGCTTGCCTCTCTTATAATTATAACGCAGTCCCCTCTAGCCACGCAAGATGGGACTTTGATTTCTTTTTGGAAGTGTCTCTACTTCTTCTTTCCCTTCTTGAGTGCCCGTCGCTTAGCCTTCTGTGTAGGTGTCAGCTGGGTCTTTGGACAGTTCGTTGTCTTGTGGACTTGTAGAACCCTCCACACAAACATGTGTACATTACCTAACTCCCGTCCTCGTGATGATGTCCTGACGAAGGTCTTCCCTCGTCATCCGTTGCATCTTCTCGTAGTCGCCCTCGTAGCGACGACCAACGAGCTTGAAGGTCTTAGGCATTACGTGATCGACACGAATGCGTTGACAACCATCCCTCTCACACCTGAGACGCAACACCCAGATGATCCTGATGCCCTTCCAGTTCCTCTCCTGAACGTAACTCTCATCGCCCCACTTGTGGCCTCTTTCGGCGCACACGAGCCGAGTAGTGCTTGCCATCACTTCCTCCTCCTCGATAGAACCAACAGCGTCTACACATCGTGTAGGCGCCGCAAGTCCGATCAGCGAAGGCGAGTGAACATGTTGATGGTGGGCTTGAACGGTGTACCACCCACGATGTCGAACACTGGAGGCTCAGTCCTTTGCAGTGTTGCCGGGTAGGAGTGAGGCAATCTGATCGTGACGCTCTCACCATTCAGCCAGGCAAGGTAGTCACGAATGAGATCGTCGCTCAACCCAAGATCCGTCAAGAAGTTCATAACGTACTCGACATCAGGATGGATCGCGAGGTACTCAACGATCATAGCCGACAACACTGGTTGTGCGTGGTCGGTGAACGTAGGACTCTCGACAACTTGTTCGGTCATGATGAGCCTCTCCCTGTTCCGTTGATAACAATGTTGAGTAGTTCCATGTCAACAGGATCTTCTTCGTCCCACTCAAGAGGCTGTCCCTCGTTGAGCGAATGATCCCTGTTCGCGTACGCGATGTCAGCGTGTATCTTCTTCGACAGCCACCGCGCGTATGGGTATGCAGAGCACCACAGGCAGAGAAGGCCGAGTGGTATTAGTTCGACCACGTACACCATGATCAGTAGCCCTAGTCCGCAGAACGCTAAGGCCAAGGGAGCATAGCAAGCCATCCTTACCCATGGCAGCTTTGGCTCACTCACCTACAGAGTCCATCAGGTCGAGGTACTTAACCAGCTCTGGCCTGGTTCGAACCTTATCCAACGACGCTGCGTGGTTGAACCTTGCGATAAGGTTCCTTCTCGTTAGGTCGAACAGTAGTCTCTGGCTGTCGTGCTGTCTGCGTAGCTCTCTCTTGACAACACTCCAATCCCAGGCATGCATCACGATTGTCAGATCCCTCATGTACATAGAGGTCTGGAGCTTCTGCAACTGGTTCCTGTACTCCAGAACCATAACGTCTTGGTCGGTACCTCGAAGACCTTGACCAGAGTAACCCATACGTGTAGCGTTCAAAAGGTTGATCGTCCTGAACAGCCTGAGCGAACGCTCCTGTTCGATTGCGTAGCCCATCGCTCGGCATTCAGTTGCTGCCTGAAACAATATGGCATGGTTGTCCATATTGACATAGTGCCTAAGGCAGTCGATGTTGAACTCTACACCCTCTTCGGTAGTCCAGCCACCATTGAGAGAGTTCTCCTGCAGTAGGCCCACTCGCAGTCCTTGCCAAGATGGCCTGTAGAGAAGTTGCTTCATCCCAGCTGCTCCTTAATTCCTCGACCTGCAACAGTCCTATCTAGCAGAACAATGTGGTCGATACTCCAACCATCTACACAAGCCTTGGTGGGGCAGATGGTTTCACAGTGGTCGCAGTGCTCAGCGGTCCGCACAGGAACCTGTATTCCCTTCTGCCTCCCGTTAAGGAACCTGTCTCCTTCTTCCGGCTCCCTAAGCATCATGGCCACATAGCTATGTGACGATAACGTTATGCCGTTCCTTCTAGCCATCGCGTTCCTCTCGATCCAAATCTCCGGCCTCGGGTTGGAGCTAACGTTGCTCCGCCCTAACAGATCAAGGAAGTAGTTCTTCTCCTCGTCAGTAAGGTCGTCGTTACCGTCCTCGTCGAACCCTCTTTCGTTGACCATCAGGAGCTGCCTGGCTCGATGTACACTCGACCATCTTCAGAGTAGAAAACGTTTGGTGCCTGGCAGTCGTGAAATGTAAGCACCTCAGTCTGGTCTCCCATTGCAGCTTCCCTGAGTGCAATGCCCTCGAGCTCGTCGATCAGTTCTCGAATCGTCATGTCCTTACCTCCTGTCTAGAAAGTACCAGTTGACTGCTATGGTAATCAGGAACGCCAGTACGAAACTGGCGATGTTCAGGAACCACCAAGCTACTTTCGACCTTACTTGCAATCGTCTCTGCCCTCGCATTGCCTGCCTCCCTGTGGTCTACTGTACGCTGAACACAACACTCAACGAGAAGTTGAGTGTCATGCACTACTTACAGTTCTCTCGGGCTCTTGTAGCTGTGCTTGTACTTCTCTGGCTCAGCGTTGTCGAACTCCACAGTGTAGTGATCACCAATTGGGTTGTTCAGAAGCACGAGGTGAAGGGCTTCACTGTCCATCAACCTTGAGTGGTCGTTGTCGTATCTGTTACGAGATGGGTATCGACTCTCTTCGTACGTCAGTTCAGCTGTGTTACCCTCCGTGTCTGTAACCTTGATGTGCCTAGTCATTGCTCCTCCTCAAGTGGTACTCCTGCGTTGTCGTTATACTCCTCGTTCATCGCGTACGCGATGTCGAGAGCGTGCTTGAGGTGGCCCTCAGTTGTTCTGGTCGGGCACATTCCCAGGTTCAGATAACGTTCGTCGTCGATGAGGTAGTGCTTGGCAAAATCGGCCTCCGTGCTGAGTAAAGCACCACAGGTCGAGCACTGGCCCGTACCATTCGCAGTGAACGGAGTGCGCTCTAGGGCGCGTAGCTCTCTCCAGGCAGAGTAGCCTACAGCTTCACCAGCGTTCAGCATACGGTCTTCTAGTATCTCCCACTTAGTCCGCTTCATCGGCTGTGCTCCTCACATCTGGCGTGGTCGACATCTTGTTCGTTATCGTCATCTCGTACAACCAGCCACCACTTAGCTTGGGCCATGCAGTGCTTCTTCGTACACAGGGCTTCTTCGTACACAGGGTCATCTCTCCGGAGTACACTTCCACCAGTGACATCATTCGTCGTCTCATTGTTAGTCCTCGCCATTCTTCAGCTTGCGAAGGATAGCATCCGTCCGCTCGATGGTCTGCGCTTTCATTTCGACGTCATCAGAGTGGCTAGCTACCTGTTCCCAAGACTCCCTTCTAGCATCCTCTACCAACATGGTCAGGAACTCGATCTCTGCCTCTGTGAACATTCCAGTCACACTCCTTCTCAGATTCCTCTTCCGCCAATATAACCTGTGCTTGCAGAACCACCTAAGTCCCAGGTGAATGGCTTCCCGGAGCTAGTAGGTCGAACGATACATAGAAGAGTGTCAGCCGGCGCATAGGTAGCAGAGACCACAGAGGCACGGCCTCCAACTGAGGCATTCACCTTTGAGGAGTTCCACCTCTTGAGACTACCACTCTTGAGCTTAACACTTCTCTTTGATGGAGTTGTTCTGGAGGAACTTACCTCAAGCAGTTCACCATTGGAGAGCCTGATCTTCATGCCACTTACCTTCCTGAGTCTTTGTGTTATGCGCTTTTCTTTTAATTATATAGCGGGATCAATTAATAAAACCTTAAATCTAGCTTAAGTTTATTTAGGGATTTGTATCTCACTTACTTGCCTACTGAACCTGTAATGTTCTAGCCCCAGACGTTAAGTGACCATGTAACTTTCTGGAAGTGACAATGTAACTTTCTGGCTCCAGACGTAGTTGGACAGTTAAGGGACGTATCGTTAATGTAAGTTACCAGAATAGTAGTTAATATAAATAAGGTAGTATATATATTATTATAATTGATATTTCCTGTTCCTTTCTCTCTGTCCGACACTACATGTTATACTAGATATACCGCCCCTTGTTAGAGAATATATTGTTAAGGAAATAAGAATAATCACGTGAACCCGTTGCTTAACTCTATTGACTACGTTATACTTATTATATGGGAAGAGGGAAGAGATACATACAGGAAGACGGAACCATCGAGTGCTCCATGTGTCACCGTTGGGTGTACATCGGAGACTACTACACAGCCAAGCTGATTGGTGACGGCCTGGACAAGGTCGAGGACATCTGGTACGAGAGGGACGGAACCCAGTACGGAAGGCCTGGCGGGTACTGTAAGGCCTGTACTAAGAAGCGAACGCAAGGCCCTAAGGCTGTCGCCGACTACCTCGATAGTGTGGACAGGGAACGCACCCTGAGACATGATGTTGACCTTGCCCATCGGGAAGCCTACATCATGAATGTGAACTACGACCTCGTGAGGTACTTTCCTTCCCAGTAAGAGCTCTGTGGAGTTGTGAAGGTACATAGGCGCTGAGGGCCTAGGAAGGCTCCCCCTCTCGGGGGAACCAGCCTAGCCTATCAGTGTCTCTACTGGAGTCTCACCAGCTCTTACTCGTGACGGTAGCCGTTGTTGCAGAGGACAACCTTGCCTTCGCCCTCGTTGTATGCCTTGCAGTACACCGTGACTGGAACGTTGTACACAGCCTTCGCCGCCTTGTTCATGACCTTCCCACCACTGGGAAGCACCACGTGCGACCAGCTAACGGACCAGGTTCCCTTGGCACCGTTCGTTACGTACTCTGAGGAGGAGAGGTGCTTGCCGGTGTACTTCTCCCACCCCTTCACGAGGCAGGACTCCCATGACACGTCGTCCAACTCGGCGGCGCAGGCCACTTCGGCCTTGTTCTGACCCGCCCAACTCTTGTGCGGAGCAGGTGCGTACGAGGTACTCTTGGTGGCGCCGTAGGCAACTCCGCCTCCGAAGAGTGAAGTGCCTACGACGATTGCACCGATGGTACGCTTGAGGATCATGTCTATACCCATGTCTCTCTGTTACATCGGGAGGTAGCACATCTGGACGATCCCGATTACCACGATCAAGTGGAACACCATGAGCGGTGAAGGCCACTTCTGCAACAGCTGATCGATACGCTTCACGTCTACCTCCCTCTGCCTGTTACCCCATCGACTGATGAAGTAGGACGGGGGACCTCGACCTCCTTGAGGTCCCCCTACCTACTACGTCACTCTGTCACTCCGTTCCGCTTACAGCACCTCGTGAAGGTCAGCCTCCGGAGCTTCGGTAACCTCTTCGACGATCTCGGCCTGCATGGTCTGCTTCGCTGCCAGCTTGCCCAGGTACTTCTCGGTCCACTCGATCGCAGCTGCCCTGGTGACCAGCTTCGCGTTGCTCCCCGGGACGGTGGCGATGTACCCCTTCTTGCAGTACGTGTAGCCCATCGGTCCCGGCAGGACCTTCTCGATCTCTAGGGCCTTGAGGACGGCATTCACGGCCTTGATCACCCCGTACGGACTGTACGTCTCCGCGGTGAAGAAGTCCCCCACGACAACCTCGGTCTCGGTAACCTCGATCTCGGTAACACTGTTCTCGCTCATGGCTTGTCTCCCTGTCACAGAACGTACCGGCTTGTTCCGGTACGTACTGCAACCTGGCACCAGCTCCCAGGTTACGGTACCTTACCCTTCTGGGTGGCAGTAAAGGCAATCTTCCGGTTCCTGTACATCCCCTGGGTGGCCGTCGTTGTGTACCCTTAACAACACTGCATCTGCAAGCTTGGCCAGTGTGTTCATGATCCCAACCCCATCTGTGTGTATCTCTCGTTCTTCTTATATCTATATCTTATAGCGCTACCAAGATCTATTCAACACAATCTGCCTAAATCCAGCCTAAGTTATGCCTAAGCTATATCAACATCATTTAGGCATGTCTTAGGGTTGTGTCGCCTCCCCTACATGTCGGAACGCATACCTACATGTAGGCATACCTAACTATATTACCTGTCCGGAGGCCTACCTACACAGAACCCGTGGGGCTAACGCGCCAAGGTTAAGCTCTGAAGGTATACCAGCCTATACGGGATACATGCTAGGTTGGGTATGAGAGGTGTTACCAGCCTAGCCCGTAACACAAGTGGTCGTCTTGTTTTATATAAGGGGCCATAGACATAGTGTTACCAATGTATCCTTGATCGGGAAGTCAGCTAGGCTGGATACTATATAATGAGAACATGAGAGACAACGATGAGACCGAGTTCAGGGGTAGCGGGACGCCGGTTCCGTTGTCCGCCGAGGACGAGAGACGCCTTGATGAGGCGGTTCGGATGGAAAGAGTTACTCACGTTGAAGAGTCCGAAGAGGCGCTGACGCAGAGACTGTTCCGGGAGAACTCAGCTAGGGTTGCAATGTCCCTGGTTGACATTGCGATCCGCGGATCTTCGGAGCGGCTTCGGCTTGACGCGGGCAAGTACATCGTGGACCGAGTACTTGGCAAGATCGGCGACGATACTCACAGGGCAGACAGCCCGCTCGAGGCGATGTTGCGCCAGATGGAAGTAGATGTCGAGAACGCGGCCAACGCCCAGCCCAGGAAGTAAGGGAAGAGGATCAACATGGCTACACCGGCTAAGAAGGCTGCAGCACCAAAGCCTATGCCGAAGCCCAAAAAGGGTGCTGCGAAAAAGGTAGCTGCTGGCAAGAAGGTCAACCCTTTCGCCAAGGGTCAGGGCAAGTAACAGCTGCCCCATCTCCGCGGCAGCCACCCACCGAGCTCCCTGTGGTCTACTGCAATCCAAAGTTCCGAAGGAAGGGACAGATACAGATGCCGCTCTACGACACCCGCACCATTGATACGACTCGCAAGGGCAAGCGCGCAACTGCGGGTAGGCGCTCTGTGCTGTACCGCGATGCCAAGGGTAACACCAAGGCGGCTCGGGTACTTTCGGAGGGAACCAACTCTGGATTGAAGCTCTCCATTGGCTCCAACAACTGTGCTGTTGTAGATGACGTGGCTGCTGCTACGACACGAACGCAGACCAACGTGTACTACTCGCGGTTGCAGTAAAGCGGTGTTGGCGCATGCAGGTGTAGAGTGGTCGGGCTCAGATCGTCAAGACATTGGCGAAGGCCATGCGATCACGTTCTACACCTTCTACACTCACCATGCTGGCGGCCTCCGAGCAGGACTGATCGATTGGCACAGCAAGCCTGATGGCTCGGAGTGTAAGGGTTCGATCCTCTTCGACACTCCTGAGAACGTCGACATTTCAGACAAGGCCAAGTGGCAAGTTGTATCGATGGACCCGCTACACTTAGAGCCGTCGCTGCTTTGCCGAACCTGTGGTGACCACGGCTGGATCCGTAATGGGAAGTGGGTGAAAGCGTAGTGAGGTGGTCGAAGGAAGCGTACTTCAAGCATATTGGGTACACGCCACATGCTCGGCAGTGGTTGTACCACAATAGCAAGGCACGCTTTCGACTGCCGAACTGCGGACGACGCTTTGGCAAAAGCACCATGGCGGGCAAGGAGCTCCAGCCTCGACTGTTCGAGCCGTACAAGACGTTTTGGATTGTTGGACCTACGTACGACCTTGGCGAGAAGGAGTTTCGGGTAATCTGGGATGACCTGATTGTCAAGCAACAACTTGGCCGTGACAGTCGAGTGAAGAAGGCATACAACAAGAAGCAAGGCCACATGTTCCTAGAGTTTCCGTGGCACACACGCTTGGAAGTCAGAAGTGCTGACCACCCTGAGAACCTGGTGGGTGAGGCTCTCGACCACGTGATCATGTCTGAGGCCGCGAAGCATAAGGAAGAGACGTGGGAGAGGTTCATTCGGCCAGCGTTGGCGGACAAGCGCGGCTCGGCAGACTTCCCTACGACACCTGAAGGCTTCAACTGGCTTTACGCCACTTGGATGTTCGGACAGGATCCTGAGTTCCCCGATTACGAAAGCTGGAGATTCCCCAGCTGGGACAACGACGCTGTATATCCTGGCGGGTACGACGATCCTGAAATTCAACTGCTACTGCAAACAATGCGACCCGAGCAGTTCCTTCAGGAGATCGCAGCGGACTTCTCTAGCTTTGTTGGAAAGATTTACCCTGAGTGGGATGTAACCAAGCATGTAGGGTCTGTTAAGTTCAACCCAGCCTGGCCAAACTACATGGCCTTCGACTTCGGGTACACGAACCCTCTGGCAGCTATTGAGTTTCAGGTAACGCCCTGGGACGAGATTAGGGTATGGCGTGAGCACTACCAAGCCTTCACTACCCTAGGCGAGCACATCCGGATTCTTAAGGCCCGTGAGCAGCCCGAGGGTTACCACCTCGACATGGCCTTCGGGGATGCCGCTGACCCTGAAGCTGGCGTACAGATTTCGATCGACCTCGTAGGCTGCTGGACACTACCTGAGGCGAAGGAGAACTGGCGAGATGGCGTTGACCTCGTTGCCTCGTTCCTCAAAGATAGAGACACCGGCCTTGTCAGTGACGAGTATGGCGCTCCCCTTGCCG